CTAGAAGCCTTTAAAACCGGGGAAATTGGACGGTTCAGGCATGTCAGCGTTCACCGGCTCACCCATGATCCTGGCTAGCAGCTGGTCCACCGGCTGGGCGGTCTCCGGCTCGTTGTCGGTGAACAGCAGGTAGAGCAGCACGCTGGCCCTGGCGAGCTGGTTGGCCGAGGGCAGCTTGTTGAACCGCTGGAAGACGCCTATGGCCGATTCCACCGCCTTCTGCATCATCTCCGGGTCCAGCTTTGCACCGGAACTGCCTTGTTTTTCAGCATCGATGCGCTCCGGGCCTTTGCCAGTGAGCAGCCAATTGATGTTCCAGCCTTCACGGCATAAGTGGATCAGATCGCTCGCTGAAGGCTCTCGCTCACCGCGCTCCCAGCGGGAGTAGGTGTTCTTGTAGACACCCATTCGGAGGGCCATGCCTTCCTGCGTGTCACCCCCTCGGGCTACTAGCAACCTGGCTCCTATCGCCTTCCGACTTGAGTCGGAAGCGGAGTCGGAAGTGCTTTCAACGCTTCCGACTTCGCTAAACCCCTTGTTTTCAAGAGTTTTCATGCATTTCGTCCGATCGGGGTTCGTCGAAAGAGTCGGAAGCCCGAAAGGGGTTGACGACTATCCCGAACGGGTCTATGGTTGTGCCCCATACAAGTCCCTTGTTTGGAAGCGCACATGGCAACTGCCCCCAGCACGAAAAAACCAGTCAACAAGGACTGGCACTGGAAAGACCTCTTGGCGGCGCTGGCCAAGCGGGGTTGGAGCCTGCGTCAGATCGGCCTGGCCGAGGGCTACCCGGATGGGTCAGCGCTGGGCGAAACCGCCCGCCGCGCGTACCCGAAGGCCGAAGCCATTCTGGCCGCCTACGCCGGGATCGATCACCCGATGGTGATCTGGCCGAGCCGCTATGACGCACATGGCAATCCGAACCGTCGCCGCGGGCCTGCGCCGAGGAAGGGAACGCCACCCCGCAAGGCTACCACCCACGTGCTGGCGGGCAATCCGCAAAAGGCGGCAGCCGCATGAACAACCCGGTTGTCCACCTCTGGGCCGCGCTGCGGCCCCGCCGGCGGCTCGCCCGGCTCGATGCCCTGGCCGCGCTGCTGCTGGCCAGCACCGAGCAGCTGCTACTGCGCCGCGCCGACACCTGCGCCTTCAGCGAGTGGGCCGGGATCTGGGATGCCGTCTACGACGAACACCAGCGCATCGCCCGCCCTTGGTGGCGCTCCTTCTTCAGCCTGGCCCGGGTCAACGGGTGGGGATCAGCCGGCCAGTGCCCCGCGAGTCATAGCGCGAAAACCCCGGCAGTGCGTGAGTCGGCACGCCGCGTAGCGGCTCTGGCCCGGAAGGGCCGGGAAGACCTGGCCGGCGCGAACGCGCAGCGGCCTGATCCGGTGGGGGTGTCGTCATGACGCGAGCGCGCAACGACGCCCTCACCGGGGAGCTCTTCAGCGCCATTCCTTCGCCAATGCCGGCGGTGCCGGGCGCGATGGATTTCCGCAAGCCGGTGGCCGAGCTGGTGGCCGGCTTGCTGGCCAATGCCAAGCGCGACCGCTACGACGTGGCCGCCCGCATCAGCCGCCTGTGTGACCACGAAACCAGCAAGGCGCTGCTCGACAGCTACACCGCGCCGAGCCGTGAGGAATGCAACCTACCGCTGTGGAAGGTGCCGGCGGTCGAGATCGCCTGCAACAGCCGGGCGGTGACGGAGTGGCTGGTCGGGATCCACGGCGGCCGCGTGCTGTGGGGCAGCCAAGTGCTGCAAGCCGAGCTGGGCAACGTGGAAAGCCAGATCCAGGCGCTGCAGGCCCAGCGCCGGCAGCTGCGCGAGTGCGTGCGGAGGCAGAAGTGATGGCCGACGGTAGCCGCTCCGAATACCTGGAGGCACGCGCCCTCGGCGACGCGCTGAAGATCTCGCCCCGCGGCGTGCGGATGCGCGCCGAGAAGGAAGGCTGGCCGACCGAAACCCGTACCGGCGTGGGCGGTAAGACGAAGGTCTATCCGCTGGCCACGCTGCCGGAAGACGTGCGCGCCGCGCTGGCACGCCACCGCGCGTTGCAGGCCGCTTCGAACGCCCCGAAAACGCCCGCCGAAGCCGCCGGGCGGGTGACCGCGCGGGGCCTCAAGATCGCCGAGACCGTGGACGCCGCCAGCGCGCAGCGCGAACGCGAGCGCGGCCAGGCCGCCGCCGCGGCGCTGACGGGCAAGGCCCGCGAGCGGATGGAGGCGAAGACCGAGCTGCTGGCGCGGCTGACGGCGTTCGCCGCCGCGCGCGGCGTCGGCAAGTGCGCCGCGATGGACGAGTTCTGCGACGCCTACAACAGCGGGGCAATGGAGGTGCCGCACTACGTGCGCCACCACACCGGTGCCGACCTGCACCCGCAGACGCTGCGCCGCTGGGCGCGGGCAATCAAACAGGCAGGCACGGCCGCGCTGGCCGGCGCCTACGGCAACCGGCGCGGCTCGGGCTTCATCGAGTCCCGGCCGGAGCTGCTGGATTTCATCAAGGGCGTCATCGCCGAGAAGCCGACGATCAGCGCCAAGTTGCTGCATGACGCGATCGACGCGCGGATGCCGCAGCACCTGCCGAAGAAGCGGACGCTCGAGCGTTTCCTGCTGCGCTGGAAGGCCGAGAACCCGGCGCTGTTCATGGCGATCAGCAACCCCGACGCGTGGAAGAACCGGCACATGCCGGCCTTCGGCAGCTACTCGGACGGCATCGTCCGGGTGAACCAGCTGTGGATGGCGGACTCCACGCCGGCCGACGTGATGCTCAAGGACGGGCGCCATTCGCTGATCGGCGTGATCGACGTGGCCACGCGCCGCTTCAAGTTGCACGTCAGCAAGACCAGCAGCGCGGACGCGGTGTGCCAGCTCACGCGGCGCACGATCATTGCCTGGGGCGTGGCCGAGGCCATCAAGATGGACAACGGCCGCGACTACGCCAGCGAGCGCGTGGGCGCGCTGCTGACCGGGCTTGGCATCGAAGCGCGCTTCTCCACGCCGTTCTCGCCCTGGGAAAAGCCGCACATCGAGCGCGCCTTCCGCACCTTCAGCCACGGCCTGTTGACGCTGCTGCCGGGCTACATCGGCCACGACGTGGCCGAAGCGCAGGCGATCCGCGCACGGGAAGCCTTCAGCGATCGCCTCTTCAAGAAGAACGAAGTGGTCGACATGAACCTGACGGCTGCCGAGCTGCAGGCGTTCGCCGACCGCTGGTGCGAGCAGGTCTACATGCACGAGCCGCACAGCGGCGAGGGGATGGATGGCCTGACGCCGGCGCTGAAGCTGGCGCAGCAGCGCGACGTGGTCCGCATGGTGCAGGACGTGCGTGCGCTGGACGTGCTGATGGGCGCCGGCCAGGTGGTGAAGGTGCAGAAGAAGGGCGTGCGCCTGGACAAGCTGACCTACATCGCCGAGGACCTGGGCGCGCTGGTCGGCGAGCAGGTGCTGGTGCGCCGCGACGAAGGCGACATCGGCCGCATCGTGGTCTACCACCGCGACGCCTTCCTCTGCATCGCTGAATGCCCCGAGGTCACGGGCGTCTCCATGAAGGAGATCGCGATCGAGGGCCGCCGCCAGGCGACCGCCGAGATGCAGCGCCTGAAGCGCGAGATGAAGGCCCTGGGCAAGAAGGCGAAGACCGCCGAGCTGGCCGAGGACATCCTGCGTCGCAAGGCCGAGCAGAACGCCAGCCTCACGCCGTTCCCGGCGCCGAATGTGGCCTACATGACGCCGGCGATCGAGGCGGCGAGCGAGGCCGCAGACGCCCTGGCGCGCTACGACAGCGGCGCGCCCACGCAGGAAGAGGAGCTGGCGAAGCTGGCCGACGTGATCGAGCTGGTGCGCGACGAGCAGCGCGCCGACGACAGTGCTGAGCAGCGCTTCGCCACCGCGCTGGCCACGTTGCTCAAGCCCGAGGCCGAGCGAAACGACCTGGAGCGCATGCGCCTCAAGACCTACCAGTCCAGCGCGGAGTTCACCAGCCGCTGGGAATTGCTCACCGAGTTCGGGGCGGAGATGTTCGGTCTCTCCGCCGATTTCAACGCGTTGCTTCCCACCGACGCGCCTTTCAACAAGCAAGGGGCTTTCTGACATGCAGAACAAGGTTGTTCCCATCTCCAACGTGCAGCGCCTGGCGGAAGCCTGCGAGACGCTGCTCAACCGCGCACCCGGCACGCCCGGCATGGCGCTCTGCGACGGACCGGCCGGCCTGGGCAAGACGGTCGCCATCGGCTGGCTGGCCACGCGCAAGCACGCGGTGTTCGTCCGCGCGCTCTCGACCACGACGGCCACCAGCCTGATGGATGCGATCGCCTTCGAGCTCAACATCGAGCCGGGCCGCACGCTGGCGGGCAAGGTGCAGGCGATCGTGGCCGAGCTGGTGCGCACGCAGCGCCCGCTTTTCATCGACGAGGCCGACTACATCATCGGCCGGGACGGCCACGAGAACCGCCTCCAAGGCGCGATCCGCGACCTGCACGACCTGTCCGACGTGCCGGTGGTGCTGGTGGGCATGGCGGGCATCCACAAGAAGATCCACCGCTTCCCGCAGCTGGCCGGCCGCATCGCTCACCGCGTCGAGTTCCGGCCCTGCACCGCGCAGGACGCCGCGATGCTGGCCAAGCAGCTGATCGACATCGAGGTCGCCCCCGATCTGCTCGAGGACCTGCGCCGCCGCGCCAGCGGCAGCGTGCGCTTGGTCACCAACGGGCTGGCCAAGGTCGAGCAGTTCGGCCGCAAGCACGGCAAGGCTCGCATGGAGCTGGCCGACTGGCCGCGCGGCGAGGCGTTCTTCCTGGGCGACGACGCACGCGCGAAGGCGGTGGCCTGACATGGCGCCTCCCACCACCCGCGGGAATGCCTGGCGGCGCGCCACCAACAAGGCGCGCCGCAACGATCACCGCTGCGGAAAGCTGTGGTACGCCGCGCGCGTGCTGCGCCGCTTCACCGCCAGCGACCTGGTCGCGGTGGCCGACTACCCCAACCGCAAGTCTGCGCAGGCCTGGCTCAACAAGCTGCGCCACGCCGGTTATTTCCGGACCAGCCGCAACGGCAACGACGAGGCGATCTGGACGCTGATCCGCGACTCCGGCCCGGTCTGCCCGGCCATCGTCCGCGCCCGCACCAGCGTGTGGGATTTCAACACCGAGAAGGAGTACGCGATCCATGCACAGCGCGCATGACGATGACGCGTGGCTGGAGGTGCTGCGCACGCACCGCCAGACGCACGGCGGCAAGAAGACGGCTGAGGTGATCGGTTACAGCGCCACGGTGGTCAGCCAGGTGCTGTCCGGGACCTACAAGGGCGACATGAAGGCCGTTCAACAGAAGGTCGAAGGGGCCTTGATGGGCGCGACCGTGGACTGCCCGGTGATCGGCGAGCTGCCGCGCAACCGCTGCCTGGAATACCAGCGCCTGCCGTTCGCCGCCAGCAATCCACTGCGCGTGCGCTTCACCAGCGCGTGCCCGAAGTGCCCGAACCGGCGGGGTGCGGAATGAACAAGGCCCAGTTGAAGCGGATGAAGGTCGAGTTCGAGGCCTACATGAAGAAGGCGAAGGCGAACGGCAGTCACGTCCTCACCTACACCCGCCCCTGCGGCTGCGGCCAGATAGAGACGCTGGCGCCGAAGGCATTTGGCCATGTGTGGGATTCGCTCACCACCTGCCCGGATTGTGGCGCGCTGTATTTCAAGGTGATCACGCACGACAGGGTTTTGGTGCGGTCGGAAGCAGGGGGGGCGCTATGTCACGCCTGAACGACGACCTGGCCAAGGCCTTCCAACTGGTCAACGGCATCGGCGCCGCGCCGGGCGTGGACGTGACCGCGCGCCTGCAGGCGTTGCAGCAGCTGCAGGCGCAGATGGACCGGGTGATGCGTGGGCTGCGGGAACAGCAGACCGATCAACTCAAAGCGCACGGGACGGGCCGCGCGTGCGCGCCGGCGTCCATAGGCTCCGGGGCGACCTCAAAGGGAGACGCACGATGAACAAGACGAAGACGCTGGGCCTGCTCGCCGTCAGCTGGGTGCTGGCAGCACAGTTCGGCGCCGTGATTACAGCGCGAGATTGCCCGATATGGGTGCTCGTGTTGGTCTCCGGTGTGCTTGGCTTGCTGATCGCTGAAGTCTGGTGCCGCGTGGGCGAGGGCACCTGACATGCAGCCGGCCCTCTTCGCACGCGAACTCACCCCGGACGCCGTGCTGGCCGCGCTGCTGCTGCGCGTCGGCCCGGCCAACGGCGCCGATGCGCACACGCTGGCCAGCGAAGTGCTCGGCGTGGACGCAGGCGGCGCCGACGAGCGCCGGCTGCGCCAGGTGATCGAGAAGCTGCGCAACGACGGACATCCCGTCTGCGCCACGCCCGAAGAGGGCTACCACTACATGGGCGACGCCGCGGACTTGAACCGCACCTGCGTCTATCTGACGCGCCGCGCCATCACTTCACTCAAGCAGGTGGCCGCGATGAAGCGGATCGCCCTGCCAGACATCTACGGGCAGCTCGGCCTTGAGCTGCCGCAAGGGGAAGAAGCATGACCATCCGCAACAACGACGCCGCCCGCGCGGCGTTCGAGCTGGCGTTGATCGCACTGGACAAGCTGTTGGCCATGCGCGCCGGCAAGGTGCTGGCCGTTTACTACGGGGGCCAGAAGCCGGTGATCGAGATCGAAAAGCCGCCGCGTTTCGTGACGGGCGCGCTGATCCGTCGCATGGCGATTAACAACGACTTGGCCGCCACCTATGCCGCCCCGTTCCACGGCGTGCAGCTGCAGTGGACGATCGTCACGCCGATCGCACGCGAGGTCGGCCATGCGTGATACGAACGTGACCGCCGAGATCCGCGACGTGCTGGCCAAGGCCACGACGCCCATGACGGCGGTAGAGGTGTGGGACGCCCTGGTCGCCCGCGACTGCTACACACCCTACGGCACCATCCGCTCGATTCTGAGCATGGGTGTGAAGCGGGGCGAGTTCCTGCAGCCCAAGTCGCGCCCCGGCACCTTCACCGCGAATCCCGACTGGATCCATCCCGACCGGAAGCTGCCGGCGCCGCGGTCATCCAGGCCCAAGCCCACCCTGGCGATGCGCGTTAGTGCCCTGGTCGAGGACCTGCAGGAGATGCAGCTCGAGGCAGCCAACGCCGGCGTCTGCGAGGACATCAGCATGGGCATCGGCAGCCTGCTGCGCGGCGCAACGCGGCTGCGCCGGGAGCTGGAGTGCTGACATGCACCCGGCCTTCAAGCCACTTCGCGTTCCGACCAGAGGCCACGACCGCTATCGCGTGGGCGAGCTGGGTCTGGAGGCGCGATGCAATCGCTGCGGCGAGTGGTGGCCGGCCGATACCGAATTCTTCAACGCCCGCACCGAAGGCACGCCCCGTAGCTGGTGCAAGGGCTGCGAGCGCGACGCAAAACGACACCCCCCGCGATCCACAAGCCCGGCGGCAACCGGCACCACCACGAGAGAACCGAAATGAGCAAGAAAACCCGACTGAAGGCGGAGGCCGTCGCCGTCACCTTCTCCAACCCCTTCGAGGCCAATGCGGCCATCGAGCGCATCGGCCACGCCCAGCGTGAGCGCGAGCGCATCGAGACGGCCATGAACGCGGAGCTGGCCGAGATCCGCGCCCGCTTCGAGGACCAGGCCGCGCCGCACGCCGAGGTGATCAAGGTGCTGCGCCAGGCCGTGCAGGTCTACTGCGAAGGCAACCGCGCCGACCTGACCAAGGGCGGCAAGAAGACCTATGCCTTCGCGGCGGGCGAGGTGTCCTGGCGCACCCGGCCGCCGAAGGTCAACGTGCGCGGCGAGGGCATCGTCATCGCCACGCTCAAGAAGCTGGGGCTGGACCGCTGGATCCGCACCAAGGAAGAGCTGGACAAGAACGCCATCCTGGCCGACCCCGAGGCCGCCGCGCTGGTCGAGGGCGTGCAGGGCCTGTCGATCAGCCAAGGCGAGGACTTCGTGATCAAGCCCTTCGAGACCAAGATCGAGGAGGTGCAGTGATGCGCGCCGGAGAAACCGAGGTCAACGTGCGCTACACCGCGGGCACGTACGTCGCGCGCGGCGGTGGCAAGTCCTGCAGCAGCACGGCCGGTGGCGACAACGCGGTGGTCGGGCTGGTGCAGAAACTGGGCTGGTACGGCGGCTACAGCGTGCGCGGCGAGCAGCAGCTGGAAGCCAACCACACACGCCTGTGGATCAAGCGGGAGGGCCGCTGATGGACGTGCTGCCCGCCCACGCGGTCACGCCGACCGACAACCGCAGCCCCATGCGCCGGATCTCCGGCGCGTCGGCCGCCATCCACCCCGCGCGTGAGCTTTCGGTGCTGGACCAGCTGGAGGCCGAACGGCGCCTGCAGCTGCTTGCCGGCGCCGCCCGCGTCGCGCTCTGCACCGGAGCCGAGGAATGAAGAAGAAGGCTGAAGGCGTGCGCCCGGACGGCATGACCCACAAGGAGCACAGCCTGGCCACGCTGAATCTGGCGCTGCAGATCGCCGATGAAGCTGCCCGGAGCGACGTCGAGTGCTACGCGCACTGCGTGGATTTCCAAGTGCTGGGGGTCTTCGACCTGAGCGTGCCCCAGGAGAATTCCGATCGCGATGGGCAGGGCGCTGAGGAGCTGGCCATTGCCCAGCGCGCTGCCCGCTACATCGACCTGCGCATGCCGCACCTGCCGTACACGATGCACCGCGACCCCGCCAACCCGAACCGCGTCTGGTTCACCGACAAGGAGTGACCCGATGAAAGCCTCCCTCCGCGAACAGCGCATCAGTGCCGCCATCGTCGGCGGCGCCTTGCTGGTCATCTGCCTGGCGATCGCCTTGGGCGAGACGCCGGCCGGCCAGTGGCTGTGGGGCCTGTGATGGCCGCGCAAGCCGATCCGCGCCGGCAGCGCCTGGCCCGCATCCACATGGGCAAGAAGGCGCTGGGCCTGGCCGAGCGCGAGTACCGCGCGTTCCTGCTGCGCCACAGCGCGGACGCGCATGGCGTGGGTGGTTTCGACAGCGCGGCCAACATGAGCCCGCAGCAGCACCAGCAGGTGCTGGCGGCGATGGCGGCGCAGGGTTTCCGGGTGGAGCGGGTGGCCGCGAACAAGCGGCGCCGCTGGCCAGGCGAGCCCAAGGACTGCGACAGCCGGCCGCTGCTGGGCAAGGTGCGGGCGTTGCTGGCCGACGGCAGCAAGCCGTGGAGCTACGCGCACGCGATGGCCGAGCGCATGGCCGGCGTGAAGCGCGTGGAGTGGTGCAACGACGAGCAGCTGCACAAGTTGGTGGCGGCGCTGGCGGTGGATGCCAGGAGGAAGGTGCGTTGATCCAAGGCAACTGCCCCGCCTGCGCCTTCCAGGGCGACATCGAGGCCTTCTTCTCGGACGACGAGTGGAAGCGCCTGGTGGCGGTTGTGGCTGAGCTGCCGCCGGAGTGCGGCCGGGCTTTGATGCGCTATCTGCGCCTGTTCAAGCCGGCTAAAACGGGGCTTCGAGCGGCGCGTGCGGTGAAGCTCTCGCGCGAGCTGCTGGCGCTGATCCAGGCCGGCGCTGTCTGCGCGGACGATCGCGGCGGGGTTCGGCGCCCGGCCACGCCCGCCCACTGGGCGGAGGGCATGGAACTGATGCTGGACCAGCGCACCGGCTTGAGCCTGCCGCTGGCCAACCACAACTACCTGCGCAAGGTCGTGTTCGACTTGGCTGACAAGCAGGACGCAGCGGCGGAGCGTCAGCGCGAGGCCCAAGCCCGTGCCGGAACGCACTTGGCCACCGCGTCGGGCAAGTCCGAGCGGCGTGTCAGCGAGACACCGCTACAGGCGCAGCTGGCGTGGATCGCGCGGATGGTGGATATGGGCGGCATGACGCCCGAGCAGGCGGAAGACGAGCGCGCGAAGGCGCGGGCGAAGCATGGAGCGGGCAATGGCTGAAGAGCAGCTCGGCATGCTTCCGGATGACCCGGGCGACGGCGATAGCGGTCGCTACGCGGACGTGCCGCGCCACAAATGGCCCAAGAACCTGATCGAGATGATCGAGGTGGCCGAGGCCCGCTTCAAGCGCAACGGTATGGACGACGCGGCCGCGTTCCGTTGGGCGCGCGAGGTGACGGTAGCGCTGGCGCGGCACTTCGGTGGCCGGCCGTTCTACCTGCCCACAGGTGACGCGCTGGACAGCGTGCTCAAGCACGAGGAAATCTACCGCCGCGCCAACCGCGATAACATCGAGGCGCTCGCTGCGGAGTACGGGCTGACGGTCAGCCAGATCTACCGGATCGTCCGCCAGCAGCAGAAGCTGCACATCAAACGTACGCAGCGCGAGCTGCCTTTTAAGGGGGAGTGAGGATGTCCAAGATATTTCTTGCGCTAGTAATGGTTGCGCTGACGAGCTGCGCCACCGTTTCGAAAGTGCCCTTCGAAGTAAGTGCGCCGCAGCATGTAATCGACCGAAATTACACGATTGGACAGCCCGCTTCGTCTTACGTGGGTGGATCGGTGGTTCGTGTGAAGGACTACTGGGTAAGCACTGCATCCCAGCAAGAACTGGTGGCCGACAATGATTTCGTGCTGGACATGCCCATGTTGGTTCCGGATGAGACGTTCCGGCGTGGCGAGCGTTTTCGCGTGGAAGGGACGATTGAGCGGGAAGGCCGGACCTATCGAATCGCGCAAGCACCACGCCCATCAATGAATGCTCTTGGGTTCTTGATTAAAGAGGATGGGAGTTTCGACGGGCGTGCGGTTGGGATAGGCGGCGCCTACATGGGATTCACCTACACTCCTAATCCGTCTAGCATCAGGCTGAAGTCGGAAACGAGCACCACCGTTCTTAGCGATAGCGGTTTCACCAACTATGAGATTGTCTATACGGGCGCGAGCAGCGATGCGATCACGATGATGTATCGTGAGTTCACGCCAGATAACATGGCGCGGCCCGCTTTCACGCAGAATCTTACATACGCTCGAAATTCTCAGTACATCAGGTTCCGCGATGTCCGGATCAAAGTAATCGAAGCTTCGAACGAACAGTTGAGGTACATAGTGGAAGCCGATGGCCACAACTGATCTCTGGCGTTAACACGCGAAGCCCCGCACCTGCGGGGCTTTTTTGTTGGCTTGAGTGGCGCGCGCCACTCCCGATGACCAGCACCAGATCGGCATCTTGAAGGCTCCGAAGGCGGGCGGCGTGGGACGCCCGCCCTTCCGGCCGCCGGCGTCACCCCTTCGCCGGCGGCCACCCTATCAAGGAGCCGCCATGAAGTTCGAAAAAGCCAAGAATGCGCTGCAGCACCTGGACGCGTTCTTCGACCGCGTCGGTTACGTCTGGGCGCTGCTGCTGGTCAGCCTGTTGTTGCTGGCTGTGATCGCCCCGCTCAATCCGCAGCTGCTGGCCAGCTACGTGTGGGCGGCGAGCAAGATCGCGATGGCGGCCGCCGGCGGCTACGTCTTCGACTGGGTTGCCTTCCGCCACAACGACCCGGACAACCTGGACGGGATCGAGATGTCGATGGCGCGCAACCGGCGCGCGACGTTGATCGGCTGCGCGTTGATCGCGGTCGGCCTGATCGGCTGATCAATATGGCCGGCGTCGATTTCGACTGCTACATCCGCCGACGCGCCGCGCTGGGGCTGCTGGGCAGCACAGTGCGCTATGCGCTGGCCGCGCTGCTGATGGCGTTCGCGGTGGCCAGCTGCCTGCCGACACCGGCTGCGGCCGCGCCGCAGAAGGCGGCCAGTGTTCGCATCCCGCCCGCCTCGGCGTTGTACCGCCACCGGGTTGAACAGGCGGTGGCGCGGGCTTGGGGTGTGCGTGGCTCGCCGTCGCTGCTGGCGGCCCAGCTGCACCAGGAGTCCACTTGGCGCGCTGATGCGCGATCGCATGCGGGGGCGCTTGGCATCGCCCAGTTCATTCCTTCGACAGCCGCATGGGCCGGGGAATTCTGGCGCGCGGAGCTAGGCGATTTCGATCCGTTCAATCCGCAGCAGGCCATCATGGCCGCCGCGCTTTACGACAAGCACCTGTACGACGACGCCCGCCGCATCGGCCAGGGCCAGTTCACGTTCTGCAGCCGCTGGGCGTTCGCGCTCCGGGCGTACAACGGCGGCCCGGGCATGCTGCGCCGTGAGCGCATGCTGGCCTGGAACAACGGCAGCAACGCCAACGACTGGCTCGCCGTAGAGCCCTATCGCGCCCGCGCGAAGTGGGCGCACAAGGAAAACATCGGCTACCCGCGACGAATCCTGCTGGTGTTGGAACCGGCCTACATCGCGGCCGGCTGGCCGGGAGGCCCGACATGTCCGTGAAGCAGGTTTTCGCCCTGTCGCGCTCGGCGGGGCTTCTTCCGTATGCCGGCATTGCAATGTTGGTGGTCGCAGTGCTGGCGGGTGCGGGCGGGACCTGGTTTGGCTACCGCTGGCACAAGGGCGCCACGGCCATCGCGCAGAACGCGCAGCTGCGCAAGGACGTGAAGGCGTGGGAGGACATCGCCGAACGTCAGTTCCAGATCAACGTGGACACCGCCCTGGCCATGCATCAGGCCGCCGGGCGCATGGACGCGATCGCACATCAACGGGAGTTGGACCGTGAGGAAATCCGTACCTTCTTCGAAGGCCAGTCGCAGGCGCTTCAAACGCTGCTTCGCCATCGGCCTGATCTGCAGCGCCAGCTTGGCGATGACGTCCTGTGCCACCTCAACCGTGCGAAAGCCGGACCCGCCGCCAACCCCGCCACCGCCGTCCCCGGCTGCCAGCCTGATGCAGTCGTGCCCGGCGCTGCCGTTCCTGCGCGACAGCAGCGCGGCGGCGCTGATCGCGGACGGCGACAACACGGCCCAGATGTACCACGACTGCCGCGATGGCAAGAACAGCCTGATCAGCGCGGTGAAGGAGTGGGAGAAGACCGCGTGGCAGTGGTACTGCGACGCGGTGAAACGGGCGGGGCTGAAGGTCGGGGAATGCCCGGCCGGGAAGTGAAATGAGCGATGACGCCGACAAAGTCACCGCGGACGACGAGCGCGCCTGGGATCTGTTCGACCGGCAGCGCAAGGCGGCGCGTGACGCAGAGATGCGCACGGTGCTGAAGCGCGTGGCGCTGCATTGCCTGGACTGCGGGGCGGAGATCCCCGCAGCGCGTCTGATGGCGGTCCCCACAGCTACCCGCTGCGTGCAGTGCGGAACCGCGAAGGAACGCACATGGAGCATCTAGTCGTTCCGATGCTGACGGTGCTGGTTGCGCTGTCGCTGGTCACGATCCTGCTGGTGGGGCTGCTGTGGTGGCAGCACAACGGTCTGGCGGCGCGCGTCGCCGCGATCGAGTCCACCCAGAAGCACCTGCTCAACCACGCCGACGCCCGAATGATCTTCGAGCGGCTGTCGAGCATGGAAGGCCAGGTCAACACGCTGTCGCAGCTGACGCGGTCCGTGCAGCAGCACCTATTGGACAAGGAGAAGAAATGAAGAGCTTCGCCGAACGACTGCGCGAGGATCGCCGCCTGGTGATGCTGCGCATCCTGGCCGAGCAGCCCGGCTACCGGGCCAACAGCTCGATCATGCACGCCGGCCTGCAGCACCTGGGCGTGGTGGCCAGCCGCGACGACGTGCGCACCGATGCGCACTGGCTGCGTGACCAGGGGCTGATCTCGATCACCGAGGCGGCGCCCGGCATCGAGGTGTACGCGCTGGCCAGCCGCGGCTCCGAGGTTGCCGACGGCCATTGCCTGGTCCCCGGCGTGAGCCGGCCGAGCCCGAAGTAAGGCGATGGCCAGGAAGCGCCACGCCCGGTCCAAGATCAGCCGCCTGCCGGCCGAGCAGCGTGCCTACATCGAGCGCCTGCTGCGGGAGGACCAGCTGGGCTTGGACGAGATGCTGGAGGCGATCCGCGCCCAGTTCCCGGGTGAGCCCGCCGCGGAGATCTCGCGGACCGGGCTGGGGCGCTACAGCAAGGGCGTGCGCGAGCTGGGCGAGCGCATGCGCGAGATCGAGGCCGCGTCCAACGTACTGGTGGGTGAATTCGGCGAATCGATCGGCGACAAGGCGGGCGATCTGCTTTCCCAGGCGGTGGTCACCCTGACCGCCAACGCCGCGCTGCGCGCCCAGGAGCAGGACGAGATCGACATCGACACCATCCGCAAGCTGGCGATCGCGGCCAAGAACTCGATCGACACGAAGCGGATCAGCGTCAATGTGCGCAAGGCCATCCGCGCAGAGGCCCGCGAGGAGCTGTTGCGCGAACAGCGCGAGAAGCTTGACGCCGAGGCCAAGGAAGCCGGTGCCGGCGGCCTGACCATCGAGAAGGTCCGGGCAGTACTCGGGATCGGCTGATGGGCAACGCCAAGATCATCCCGGCCAACCGCGACGCGCTCTTCCTGCCGTTCCAGGCGAAGTGGGTGGAGGACACCAGCCGCCTGAAGCTGATGGAGAAGTCGCGCCAGATCGGCATCAGCTGGTCGACAGCCTATGCCGCGGTCGAGCGCACGGCCGCCCAGGGCGCCCGGCGTGACCAGTGGGTGTCGAGCCGCGATGACCTGCAGGCGCGGCTTTTCGTGGAGGACTGCAAGCTCTTCGCCAAGATCCTCGACATGGCCGCCGAGGATCTCGGCGAGCAGGTGATCGACAAGGACAGCAAGCAGACGGCATACGTGCTGCGCTTCGCCAACGACCGCCGCATCCACAGCATGTCCAGCAACCCAGACGCCCAGGCGGGCAAGCGCGGTGGCCGCGTGCTGGACGAATTCGCGCTGCACCCGGATCCGCGCAAGCTGTGGTCCATCGCTTACCCCGGCATCACCTGGGGCGGCAACATGGAGGTGATCTCCACCCACCGCGGCAGCCACAACTTCTTCAACCAGTTGATCCGCGAGGTAGTGGAGAGCGGCAACCCGAAGAAGATCAGCCATCACCGCGTCACGCTCCAGGACGCGCTCGACCAAGGCTTCCTGTGGAAGCTGCAGCAGTCGCTGCCGGCCGACGACGAGCGCCAGGAGATGGACGAGGCGGCCTATTTCAGCTGGGTACGGGCTGGGGCGGCCGACGAGGAGTCGTTCCAGCAGGAGTACATGTGCAACCCGGCCGACGACGACGCGGCTTTCCTGGAATACGACCTGATCGGCGCGGCGGAATACCCGCGCGAGTTCGACTGGACGGCGATCGAGGGCCGCAACCTCTACGTGGGCATCGACATCGGCCGCACCAGCGACCTGACCGTGATCTGGGTGCTTGAGCGCCTGGGCGACGTGCTCTACACGCGCCACGTCGAGCGCATGCACAAGATGCGGAAGTCGGAGCAGGAGAAGATCCTGTGGCCGTGGATCGAGCGCTGCAACCGCAGCTGCTGGGACAAGACGGGCCTCGGTATCGGCTGGGTGGACGACGCCCAGGACAAGTTCGGCGAATACCGCGTAGAGGGGGTGACTTTCACCGCTGCCACCAAGGAGGCCCTGGCTTACCCAGTGCGCAGCGCGATGGAGGACCGGAAGCTCCGCATCCCGCATGACCCGAAGATCCGCGCCGACCTGCGCATGGTCACCAAGCAGGTGACGGCGGCCGGCAACGTGCGCTTCACCGCCGAGCGCACCGTCAACGGCCACGCCGACCACTTCTGGGCGCTGGCTCTCGCCCTGCACGCGGCCGGCGCCGATGCCGGTCCGATCGACTACCGGCGGGTCCGCCTGGACGACAACGACATCCACCGCGACATCCGCATCGGTGCGGGCTGGCGCTCGAAGAAAGGTATCTGGTGATGGCGACGAAAACCTCACGCATCCTCGGCCCTGACGGCCAGCCCATCACCTATGACGTGCTCGAGGAGGAGATCTCGCGCGGCGGCATGACCGGTATCCGCCAGATCTGGACCGGCAGCGTCGCCAACAACCTGACGCCGCAGCGGCTGGCCACTGTGCTGTCGGGAGCCACCGACGGCAGCCCCGAGGACTACCTGACGCTCGCCGAGGAGATGGAAGAGCGCGACATGCACTACGCCTCGGTGTTGGGCACGCGCCGCCTGGCGCTGGCCGGCCTCGAGATCCGCGTCGACGCGTACAGCGACGCCGCCGAGGACGTGAAGCTGGCCGACGCCATTCGCGAGCTGGTGGCGGACCCGATGTTCTACGAGGCGGTGTTCGACCTGACCGATGCATTCGGCAAGGGCTACGCCGCCGCCGAGATCGTCTGGGATCGCACGGCCAAGCCGTGGCGGCCGGTCAAGATCATCCATCGCGACCCGCGCTTCTTCCGCTACGACCGCGAAACCGGCCAGGAGCTGCGCCTGCTCGATGACACGGCGCCGGTGGATGGCCTGGCACTGCCGCCCTACAAGTTCATCGTGCACCGGCCCCGGATCCGCACGGGCCTACCGATCCGTGGTGGCCTCGCGCGCCTCGCGGCCCCGGCCTACATGTGCAAGGCCTGGAGCTGGAAGGACTGGATGGCCTTTGCCGACGTATTCGGCATGCCGATGCGCGTGGGCACCTATGGGCAGAACGCCTCTGACGGCGAGATCGCCAAGCTGATGTCGGCGGTCGCCAACCTGGGCAGCGACGCGGCGGCGGTCATCGCCGAGGGCACCAAGATCGAATTCCAGGCCGCGCCCAACACCGCCGGCGCCGCGGACTTCTTCGAGCGCCTGGCCAACTTCTGGGACAAGCAGGTCAGCAAGGGCATCCTCGGCCAGACGATGACGGCCGACGACGGCTCCTCGATGAGCCAGGCCAAGGTGCACAACGAGGTCCGCGGGGATCTGTTGAAGGCCGATGCGAAGGCACTTCAAGCCACCCTCAACCGCGATCTGATCCGGCCGTTCGTGGATCTCAACTACGGCCACGGACGCTACCCGACGCTGGTGGTTCCGGTACCGGACGACGAGGATCTCAAGCTGATGCTCGATGCCCTGGAACGCCTGGTGCCGATGGGGCTGGAGGTCGAGCAGTCGGTGGTGCGAGACAAGTTCGGGATCCCGGACCCCGCCGAGGGCCAGGGCGTCAAGCTGCTGCGCGCACCGGATCAGCCGGCTGCGGTTGATGTGGCGCCGCCGGCGGTCAAGGCGCCCGAATTGCCGCCGGCGAAGGTGGTACCGATCCAGCGTGCGCGCAACGACGAGATGCCGCCGCAGCCGGCGCCGGAGTATCTGGACGGTGTGCTCGCCCAGGTGGCCGTGCGGGCGGACGGCATCACCGAAGGCTGGATGCAGCAGATCCGCGAGCGGGTGATGAACTGCGAGAGCTACGACGAGCTGCTGCTGCGACTGGGCGAACTCCAGGGCGAGCTCGACATCAACGACCTTGGCGACCTGCTGGCCGACGCATCCGCGCTGGCCAACCGCGCCGGCATTGATGATGCGGGCGGCGAGGGCGGGGACGTCCATGCCTGAATTGCGCCTCGCGTTCCAGCCGTTCCCGGCGCAGGAGGCGTACTTCCGGCGCAAGATCAACTACCCGTCGGCACGCTGGGATGATCTGCGGCATGGCGACCACGCGCATGGCTTCATGGTCGCGGGCCTGACACGTCTCGATGTACTCGATGACGTCCGTCAGGCGGTCCAGGAGGCGATCAGCGAGGGCGAAACCCTTGAGGATTTCCGCAAGCGCTTCGACGCGGCGGTGGCCGGCAAGTGGTCTGGCTTTACCGGCGACGGCACACCGAAGGGGCGCGCCTGGCGCACGCGCATCATCTACCAGACCAACCTGCGCACCAGCTACATGGCGGGGCGCTGGGAGACGCTGAAGAACTTCCCGTACCTGCGCTACCAGCACAACACGCTTGCCAACCCCCGCGAGGACCACAAGGCGTGGAATGGCCGGATCATCGCCACCAGCGACCCGTGGTGGGATACGCATTACCCGCCGAATGGCTGGGGATGCCGCTGCACGGTGACAGGCGTTTCAGAGGCGCGGCTGCGTGCGCTGCGCGGCGACGCCGGTGCCGATGGCGCGCCGGGTTTTTCTGAGCGCGACGAGCCGCCGCCGGAATGGGCGTACCACGTCGGCAAGCAGGCTCGCTCGATGGCGGCCGCCGAGCAGTTCGGCAAGAAGGTCATGGGGCTGCCGCCGGACTGGCGGAAGATCGCGCTGGATGATGCGCAGCGGCGCCAAGTCGATTGGATGGCGGACTGGCCGGGCTTTATTGCCGAGACAGCGTCGAGCCACCATTCCGTGGGCGCGGCCACGCCTGTTGGCTTCATCTCCGACGACGTGCTCCAGGCATTGGCGGCCCCAGTGGAGCGGCGGCATACAACTACACCCGGCCTGCAGCCGGTGAGCGCATTGCTCGCCATGACCGATCGGCAGCTGGTTCACGCGATGCGTGAGGCGAAAGGCGAAGAACTGCCGTTGATCTTGCTGGCGCTTCAGGAGCTGCAGTCCTGGATCTATACCCCGTCGACCCGGGTGTATCGCCAAGCCTCACCCGACAACCTGGTCTATGCGCGTCCGCTCGATGATGGGCGCTATGTGGCCGTCTACGTGCGCATCGATACGCAGCCAGCCAGGATGCCGCCGGTGGGCCGCATTGCCAGCAATTGGGTGATCACCGCGGCTGTGCGCACGCCTCAGCAGATGGCGGATTACGCACTGCTCAAGGGTGGGGAATGAAACGGCCCGGGGTGGGATTCGAACCCACACTAACAGGTGGTTTGGCACCACCCTCCCAGCTGCCTGAAGTGGTCTCTACCGGGCCTGAGCGGACCATACCATGACCGACACCATCCTGATCCAGGTCGAGGCTGAACGCGCTGAGCGTTGGTTCGGCGAGCTGCTGCGGCGTAGCGCGGACCTGACCGGCCTGATGGCCGACATAGGTGAAACGCTCCTGGAAAGCACGCAGGCGCGATTTACAACCGGCATCGCCCCTGATGGCACTGTCTGGGCGCCGCTGCGGGATGGCAGCGGCCGTACGCCGCTCCTGGACACCGGCACCATGCGCGACCAGATTTACCCGAGCCACGGCAGCACGTGGGTGGAGCTGAGCGCCACGGCCAAGCAGGCCCGCTGGCACCAGGAGGGCACGGATGGTCCCTATGTCATCGAGCCCAAGAACGGCAAGGCGCTGGCGTTCGGCGCCCGGGCCACGCATCTATCCGGGCCGGGACGCGGGAAAGAAGGGCCGGTGAATGCCCGCGAAGGTGCCGCGCACGTAGTGAAGAAGGTGACCCACCCAGGATTGCCGGCGCGTCCGTTCATGGGCCTGTCCGCCGCGGACGAAGAGGCCATCGATACCTTGGCGCAGAGCTGGCTGGATCTGACCCCGGCGGGCGGCTGAGGGGCAAGCGCGTGGGAGCGCCTGTGCGGGCCTCCAGGCCCTGGGGAGCAACCAGCGGAGCCGGGGCGGGGTGCTCGGGGCGCCTGGAGCGATTTAAACGGGTTTAAAACGGTGACGGGCGGCAGGGAGGGGGTCAGGGGGTGTGTGCTACTGTTCGCCACATGTAGCCACTCGGCCTGTTCAGGTTCGACGGCTTAACTCAGGCGTTAGCTAGGAAGGCATGGCATGAACGGGCGTCCTCAGCCTGCTTCGCACGATCTTATTGATCAGCTTAATCGTGTGCGACAGCTCCGAAATGATGAGCGGGAGCTCCCACTCAGGCAGTTGGAATTCACATCACAGCGAGTCCGGAGCTCGGACCGCGCAGCCTACCTGTTCCTGCAGGCGGGCATCGCGTCGCTGCGTGATGACGTGGATGCGATTGATGTTGCGCGCGATCAGTTGAGAAAAGAGTTTCCCGACCACGCCATTGCGCAAGCCAACGTGGCCAAGGCTTACCTGTGTGCGCGCCAGCCGGAACGTGTTCTCGACCAGCTCTCGTATCTATTCGCGGAGCGTGCCGTCGGGTGGGACATCTACGAGGCGCTTTCAATCTTGGTGCCACTCGGTCTCATAGACGATCTCCAGCGTTTTCTGGGTGACTCTTTGCTTGAGCACTCCAGCTCGAACTCGGAACGAGGGATGCTTGAAAAGCTCGTAGATGACGTGCAGAAGTACGAGATCAACCCAGCTGATTTCAGCAAGGTCTTCATGGCTTGTACGGATGTGCTGCGCGCTCATGGCTGGGACTCTGCCGTGATTTCTGTCGACAACGGTCCGCGCTGTGCTGAGCGCGGCATGCCTGTTGCTACGCTGCAATTCGGGATCGAGGCGGAGCCTGAAGCGATGCTCGATCTTGAAGACGAGATGATCGATACCCTGATCCGGGAAGAAGTCGGCGCGTTCGTCAATGGCCATATCAACGTCCAGATGAGCTACGTCTGATGGCTGTCAGTCCGGCGGAGTTTCGAGAAGCGGCAAACGAGGGCATCACCCCGACTGCAACCCAGTTAGCTCGGCGCACAGCTGTCAATCGTGCCTACTATGCGGCGTTCCATTCACTTGGCGCCAAACTGCAGTGCATGGCTGACCCGGGCACGCTGGGAGACATGGGTTGTGTCACGCACGGCTTCATCCCGTATGCCTTGCGGACTTTTGCTGCCAAATATCCGGACAAGCGTCAACGCATGGCAAAGGGTGCAGAGGCGCTGAAGATGGTGAACCATTACGAGTCGATCATGTCGGCGCGTCATTTGGCTGACTACGACACTACTAGCTCTGGTGACTATGATCCGCGCATGGTTGTACTTCACCTGGGACGTGTGGATCGGTTGTTAAAGTTCGCAGCGTCTATCAAATAGATCTGAAAGCCCCGCCCAGCGCGGGGCTTCTGCTTTCTAGAGTGGCGCGCGCCACTCCCAAGCGATCCCGCGCGACCCCGACGATGGGTCCATGCCGCGCATCGCCCTCAACGCCGAATTGACCCTCGAGAATGGCCAAGCCCCCGAATGGGTCGAGGTCATTCCCGCGCCGGACGCTGACGGCTACGTCGCCGGCCGCGATGGCCGTCGCTGGCGGTGGGACGCCGAAGCGCAGAACTCCGTCATGGCCGCCTTCAACGAGCGCGGCATCGAGCTGGTCATGGACTGGGAGCACGCCACGCAGCGTCGCGCCCAGAACGGCGATGACGCGCCAGCCGCCGCCTGGCATCCCGAGTTGGAGATCCGCGATGGCGCCTTGCTGGCCCGCACCAACTGGACGCCGCGTGCCAAGGCGCAGGTGGAGAACCGCGAATACCGCTTCCTGTCCCCCGTCTTCGACTACGCCAAGGACACGCTCCGCATCGTGCGGATGGTGAGCGTAGGGCTCACCAACACCCCGAACCTGCGCCTGCAAGCGCTCAACTCCGAAGAGGAAACCGCAATGAACCGTTCCGCCATGCTGGCAGCGGCGATCTCGGCCGTGCTCGGCCTGGGTGCCGACGCCACCGATGACGCGATCGCCCAAGGCATCAACAAGATGCAGGACGATCTCAAGACCGCCCAAGCCGCCAACGGCGAGCAGCCCTCGCTGGACCGTTACGTGCCGCGTGGCGACTACGACAACCTGGTGACGCGCGCCCAGAACGCCGAGCAGGCGCTCAAGGACCGCGATACGGCCGACCACAAGAAGGCCGTGGACGACGCGATCGACGGCGCCCTCAAGGCCGGCAAGATCACGCCCGCCACCGAGGACTACCACCGCGCTGCCTGCAGCGATGCCGAAGGCCTGGAGCGCTTCAAGGCGTTCGTGGGCGCGGCGGTCGCCGTCGGTGATGACACCAAGCTGGGTGGCCGCAAGCCGGCCGGTCAGTCCACCGCCCTCAACGCCGAGCAGAAGGACGCGTGCCGCCTGCTGGGCATTTCCGAAGCCGATTTCATCGCCGAACTCGACGGCGACAAGGAGACCAAGTAATGGCCCTCGTGACCCATGCGCTCGTCCAGGCGCTGTTCGTCGGCTTCCGCCGCGAGTTCCAGCAGGCCCTGGGCGCCACCCCGAGCGACTACTTGAAGGTCGCCACGGTGGTGCCGAGCACCACCAAGAGCAATACCTACGGCTGGCTGGGCCAGTTTCCGAAGTTCCGCGAGTGGATCGGCAACCGCACGATCAACTCGATGAAGGAACACGGCTATTCCCTGGTCAACAAGGACTGGGAGTCGACCGTCGGCGTCAAGCGCACCGACATCGAGGACGACGAAGTCGGCGTCTACAACCCGCTGTTCCAGGAAATGGGCCGCGCCGCCGCGTCGCACCCGGATGAGCTGGTGTTCCCGCTGCTGAAAGTCGGCCACACGACCCTGTGTTTCGACGGCCAGAACTACTTCGACACCGATCACCCGGTGTACGCCAATGTCGATGGCACCGGTGCCGTGACCACGGTGGCCAACTCGGATATCGACCTGGTCGGCTGTGCGGGCAACCCGATCTGGTACCTGATGGACACCAGTCGCGCGATCAAGCCGGTGATCTACCAGGAGCGCAAGAAGCCGGTCCTGCTGATGCGCAGCGGTGACAAGGACGAGAACGTCTTCACCCGCAACGAGATCGAGTTCGGCGCGGACATGCGCTCGAACGTGGGCTTCGGCTTCTGGCAGATGGCCTATGCCAGCAACCAGCCGCTGACGGCCGCCAACTACGCCGCCGCCCGCGCCGCCATGCAGTCGTTCAAGGGCGACGGTGGCCGCCCGCTGGGGGTCCGCCCGAATCTGCTGGTGGTTCCGCCTGCCTTGGAAGGCGCGGCGCGCAAGCTGCTCGTCAAGGACGAGAACGGCGGCAACGAATGGGGTGGCAGCGCCGAGCTGGTCACCACCTCCTGGCTGGCCTGATCCACCTAATGCGAAGCCGGCGCCTGTCGCCGGCTTCGCTGGAGCCTGATATGTCGAACAAACCCATCGCCGATGGCCTGGCCGCTCAAGCCATCATCGTCCAGACCAAGACCGCAGAAAAGTTCTTCCGTGCCGGCCGCCAATTCGGTCGTGAGCCGGTAGAGATCGCGGTCTCCGAACTGACCGACGCCGAGTTCGAAGCAATCGCGAATGAGCCGAACCTGCTGGTGGCATTCGTGGCCGAGGACAACGAGGCCGCACGCAAGGCCTCCGCCGAAGCGGCTGCAGCCGAGAAGGCCTCCGCCGAAGCGGCTGCAGCCGAGAAGGCCGCCGCCGAGAAGGCCGCTGCCGAGAAGGCCGCTGCCGAGAAGGCCGCCGCTGCCGAGAAGGCCGCCGCTGCCGGCAAGAAGGCGGACGCGAAGAAGTAACCGATGGTTTACCTCGCGCCCGCGCAGTTGATCGATGGCCCGGAGAGCTTGAATGAGCTCTCCGAGCTGTTCGGCGTGCTACCGGCGTTGCTGAAGGCAGCGATCGCTGGCGAGAACCTGTCGGGGTGGGATGCCGAAGACCAGCTCTCGGCGCTCGAAGCCCTGCAGGCGATCGATGACCGCATCGTCCAGGCGACCGCCGAGGTTGATGTGAGGTTGGCCAAGCGCGGCTACGTGCTCCCGCTGGACCCGGCTCACTTCCCCGTCCTGGTTACCTGGACCCGCGCGATCGCGCGTTACCACCTGCACCCGCAGCGCGAGGGGACGACCGAAACCACGGGGCGCATCGAGCGCGACTACCGCGACGCCATCCGCGCGCTTGACCAGATCGCCGATGGCAAGCTGTCGCTCGGCGCCAATGACCCGACGCTAGCGCAAGACGAGAACGCCGGCGCCCAGGTGATCAGCAACCCGCGTCGCTTCAGCCGCGATTCGCTGGGTGGCCTGTGAGCGTCTTGGCATTCCCGGTGGCAGACGTCATCGCGCGCCTGGCCGCCAAGGTGCCGCTGGCCAAGACCGTAGGTGCGGCTGCTGACCTGCAGGCGGTGCTCAAGACCCCGCCGAGCGTCAAGGTCGCGCTGTATGTGCTGGCCTTCGATCGCGGTGGCGAGATCAAGTATTCCGGCCCCAACGTGTCCGTGCAGAACGTCAACACGCAGCTGCAGGTGGTCCTGTTGGTCCGGCATTCCGCGGGCGAGCGCGTGGGCGCGGGTGCGCGCAAGTTGGCTGATGACGTGATCGCCCAGGTGCGCGGCGCACTCGTGGGCTGGGCGCCAGCCGATGCCTTCGAAGCGATCAGCTTCCGCGCCGGCCGCGACGACAACTACTTGGCCGGTTGGTACGCCGGCCAGCAGGTATTCGACACCGCCTTTCGCATCCACAACGAGGTGCTGCCATGAGCAACCCGACCCCGACCCGCCACGGCAACTGGCACATGGTCAACGGCCAGCTGGTCGACCTGGACGCCGCGCCGGCGCCGGCCGCAGCGCCTGAAGCCGCCCCCGAATCCCGCGACGACGAAACCGACCCGGAGGCCGAACGGCCCGCCGGCCGGATGTTCCGCCGCCGCACCACTTCCATCAAGGAGTAAGTCATGGCCCAGCCGAACCTGGAATCCTTCAAGCGCCGCGCCCTGGCACTCGCCTTGCGCGTCACCGCTGATACAGCCGTGGTGCCGACCGCCGCCGCCAACGGCGTGATGCTGTTCAACGGCAGCTCCGGCACCGAGTTCGACAAGGTCGAGCGCCCGGTGGACCGCCCGCACTTCACCAGCGACCCGTTCGTGGTCGGCTTGAAGCGCGCCTTCATCGAAGGCGAGTTCGAGCTCTATCCGCCGGCCACGCCGGGTGCGGCCGCCACCAGCGATGCCGACTGCGGCGTCCTGCTGCTGCCCGCTGGCATGACCGCGGTGAAGGATGCCGTGGCCAAGACCACCCGCTACAACCCGATCAGCCAGGGCATCCCGCTGTCGGATGCCTACTTCTGGCATGCCGGCACCCTCAAGAAGGTCGAGGCCGCCCGCCACAACGTCAGCCGCCTCTCCCTGGCGGTAGGCGATCGCTTCAAGGGCCAGATCCGCGTGCAGGGCACCTACGACAACGTCGAGGCCCAGGCATTGCCGGCCATCACGGTGCCGGGCGTGGTGCCCACCGTGGCCCGTGCCGAGAACACCGAGACCACGCTGAAGCTGCTGCCCGGCGGCGCCGACCTGGTGGTCTGGGCGAAGTCCCTGCAGGTCGATTTCAACAACTCGATCAAGACCAAGGAATACACCTCGCACGAGGAAACCGGCATCGATGACCGCAAGGCGACCTGGTCGCTGCGCTTGGCCAAGACCGACCTCGCCGAGTTCAACCCCTGGACCGTGCGCGACGCCGGCACGCTGATCACCGCCACGTTGCGCCTGACCGAAGCCGCGAACAAGTACAGCGAGCTGGGCATCCGCGGCCAGATCGAGCAGATCAACGAAGTCGACATCGACGGCGATTACGGCTGGGAACTGTCCGGTCCGTGCATCGCCAGCGATGCCGGCGGCGACGAGTTCTACATCGAGTTCGGCGACACCACGCCGTAACGGATTGACGCGAGAGCGAGCAGGCCCGGCACACCAAGGCCATGCCTTCACCTGGTGCCGCAGGTGAAGGCGCTTCACACCCACTTAAAACCCGATTCGAGGAAGCCCACATGTTCCAGCTCAAGAAGGTCAACACCATCCTCCACCCTTGCCGTCTGCGGCAGGCCAACGAAGACGGCAGCGTCAACGAGGCCACGTTGCGAGTGCGTTTCAACGTCATCGATCGCGCCGAGCTGGACCGCATGGCCAACGCGGAAGACGACGACGATCGGCTGATATACGACGTGGTGGTCAACAAGATCGAGGACGACGTGCAGGGCGCCGATGGCGAGAAGCTGGGCGAGGACGATGCCCGTGCCGCCATCCGCAACGACCTGTCCCTGTCGGCACAGATCGTCGGCCAGTTCTGGGAGCTGATGAGCGGGGCTGCCGCAAAAAACGCGAAACGCTCGCGCGGGCGCTGACCCTCGGTCAGATCCCGCCCAGCGCCGACCGCCCGGTGCTGGACGACGAGCAAGACCTCACCGCCGCTGAGTTCCTCGCCATCGGCACAGAGCAGGCCGGCGATACCACCAACGAGATCGAGCTGGAGGTGTTGGAAGAAAACTGGGTGGCCACGCACGTCTTCATGCGTTGCTCCCCGCAGTACATCGCCGGCGGCATGGCGGCCCCGATGGCCACCGGCATCACCGCCACTGAGGCGATGGCCGCCATCACCGGGATGCGAATCGACCTGGAAGCGCATCCCGACACCTTCGACCAGGTCATCGACATGGGGCGCCACGCGGCCCAGGCGTTGAACGAAAGGAACCGATGAGCGAGCAAACCGTCACCCTGCGAATCGTCGGCGAGAACGGCCAACTGGTGGCGGCCGTGCGGACCTCGAACGCGGAGCTGGGCAAGCTCGGTGCCCAGGCGCGCGACACCGGCAACCAGGCGGCGGCCGGTGCGCGCCAGGTGCGCGGCATTGGTGACGCAGCCCAGCGCACTGAGCGTCAGGTCAACACCCTGCGCGGTTCCTTGGGCGGTCTGAAGACGATGCTGGCCGGCGTGGTGGGCGTGCAGACGATCCGCCAGCTGGCTGGCATGGCTGACAGCTACAGCGACATCATCGGCAAGCTGCGGCAGACGGCGGGCAGCGAGCGCGAGCTGGCCCAGGCCAAGGCGGACACCTTCCGCATCGCCCAGCAGACATATCAGCAGCTCGACGCGACGGTCACCCTCTACAGCCGCGCCTACGGTGCGCTCAAGCAGTACGGCGTGGGGCAACAGCAGGTGGCCGCGCTGACCGAAACGGTCAACCGTGGCCTGCTGGTCTCACGCGCTACGGCGGCCGAATCGGCCAGCGCCATCCTGCAGCTCTCCCAGGCAATGGGCGCTGGCGCGCTCCGCGGTGAGGAATTCAATGCGGTCAACGAGGCCGCCCCACGGCTGATGCAACTGCTGGCGAATTCGATGGGCGTCACGCGTGGCGCACTCAAGAAACTGGCCGAGGACGGCAAGCTGACCGTCGATGTTCTGCTGAAGGCGTTCACCGGGCCACAGGCCAAGAAGCTGGCCGAGGAAGCGGCCGCCGTACCGCTGACTATGAGCCGCGCGTGGGTGCAGTTCAAGAACGAAGCACTGAAGGCCATTGGTGAGGTTGATCAGGCGCAGGGTGCGTCGGCGCAGATTGCGGCTGTCATCGGCGGGCTGGCCAAGAACATCGACATGCTGATCAAGGTCGGGGCTGCCCTGGCGGTGATATACATGGGGCGCGTGGTAGGCGCGTTTGTCGCGGCCACGGCAGCTGCGGTCAAAAAGACAATCGCTACCGTTGCCGGCGCAGTAGCAGAGCGGCGAGCGGCAGCAGCAGCAGTTGAAGCGGCGCAAGCGCAGTTGCGCTATGCACAAGTGACTGGCGGGGCGGCGGCGGCATCAACAGCACTTGCTGCCGCCCAGGGGAGATTGGCTGCAGCCACGGCGGCTTCGCGCGCAGCAATCGCTGGGCTTGGCAGCGGGATGCTGGCTTTCGTGGGTGGCCCGGTGGGCGCGATATTGATCGCACTTGGCTTGGTTGTCGGCAAGCTTATGGCAGTTAAGACGGCGGCTGATGCTGCCTACAGCAGCATAGGGAGTGTGGTTGAAAACGCTGCGTATGCACGCGAGTCGATGGATCGCAAAGCGCTGAACCAGTCCAACACCGAACTGAAAGAAACACGCAGCGCTCTTCTAAAGGAGCGCGAAAGGTTGAACTCTCTGCAGCGGCAGGGCGGTGGCATCAACTTGTTTCCAAAGGAGGGCGAAAACTTCGTGGTCACGCCCAGCGAAGTACGCGCTCGTCTCGCGAAGAACGCGCGTGCGCTTGCGACGGTTGATTCACAGCTTGAATCCAACTGGGACAAGATTTTCACCAACGTGCTTGACATAGGGTTGGAGAAAAAACCCGCTGAACTCGACATCCCGACCACGGACACGAAGACGCCGAAGCCGAAAAAGGTGAAGGACGACGCAAAGCAGCGCCTGGAGGACATGAAGAACTGGCGCGAAGAGGCTGCCCGCGCCGCCGCGACGATGGAGGGACCGCTCAAGGAGGCTGAGGTCAAGCGTGACCAGCGTCTGGCCGAGCTGTCTGATGCGCTGGGCAAGGGTCGTATCGAGCAGGCCGCCTACAACACCCTGGTCAAGGATGCGAAGCGCGTCTATGAGGAAGAGACCGAGGCCGCGCGCAAGGCCAACGAAGAAATCAAGCGCCGCCAGGGCGCACCCGAAAAAATGCTCGCCGACATGGAGCGCGAGCGCCAGCTGATCGGCCTCACGGGCCGCGAGCGCGAGATCGCCAACGAAGAGCTGCGCGCCGAGGAAGAGCTGCGCCGCGCGATTGATGACGCCCGCGACGCAGGCCGCAAGTTCAGCGAGCAGGAAGTCCAGGATCTTGAGAACGAAGCTCGCGCCCGCGGGCGCGCGCTCGTGGTGATGCGCGAGCAGACCGATCTGGCCGAGCGCTACCGGGAGCAGTGGCGCGGCGCCATCACCAGCGTGGCCGATGCCTGGGGGCAGTGGTTTGCCAACGGGTTCCGCAACACGAAGGATTTTCTGTCGCAGACGCGCGACGCGTTCAAGCGATGGATCGCCGACATGGGTGCCATGTTCGCCAAGGCCCAGCTGGGCAAGTGGCTGCAGGTGGATCTCGGCGCCGGCACCGGTGGCTGGGGCAGCCTGGTCGGCGGTCAGGGTGGCGGCTCGGGTGGTTGGATGGAAGGCCTGCAGCGCATGTTTGGTGCCTATCAGCAGGCGCGCGGCAATGGCGGCGGCTTCTGGCAGTCGGTACTCGGTGCGATCACGGGCCGGGGGGGCGGCAGTGGATTCGGCGGCTCTGCCGGCACGGACAATTGGGGCTCGATGGCGAGCATGGCCAGGCAGATGGCCGGCCTGGTTGGTGCGGTCGGTGGCGCGAGCCGCGGTTCGTTCGGAACGCTGGGCGCCATCGGCGGAGCAGATACGTTCGGCACGGGAAACGGAGCTGGGGGTGGTGGCGCGCTCGGTTCGCTCGGGCAGATCGGCGGAGTGGTCCTCAACAAGGGCACGATGTCGAAGTTCCTCACCTCGTCCGCTGCGCCCTGGTTGGGTGCGGCCGCCGGCGCGTACTACGGCTGGCAGAAGGGTGGCGACACGCCCGGCAAGGTGATGGGCGCGGCGGCCTATGGCGCAGTGGGTTACAGCGCGATGGTGGCCGGTGGTGCGGCGGTGACGGCGGCCGCCGGTGGCGCTGCAATCACGGGTGCCGCGGCTGCTGGTCTTGCCGCTATTCCCGTGGTCGGCTGGATCGCGCTGGCGGCGATCGCTGTCGACGCGTTGTCCGGCGGCAAGCTGTTCGGCACCAAGTTCAAGACTCAGTCCGCTGCCCAGCAGTTCGACTTCAACAGCGACGGCGCGAGCGGCTACAACACCCGAACCGATGTCCGGAACCAGAGTCTGTTCCGTGGCCGCAAGTGGCGCACAGTCACCTCTGGTCTGGACGAAGAGACGCAGAAGGGCCTCAACGAGTACTTCGACGGCCTGCAGAGCTCGGTGAGCAAGGCGGCCGCAGGGCTCAGAGTGGAGATGCCAGATCTGATCTCGGCCAGCTTCCGTCGCGAGTTCGACGCCAAGGGCAACCTGCAGCGCGAGTTCGGCACCATCGCCGGCCGTGTGTACAACGAAGCACAGGAGGCTTTCTCGAAGCGCCTGGTGGCGGAGAACCTGCTCAACGTGGCCAAGCAGGTCGGGGCGGCCAGCGAGATTGAAACCTTGGCGGATCGCTACCGCGGCACGCCCGAGGCGATCACCGAATACGCGACGTTGATGCTGGCGGTCCAGAGCGATGTCAAGAACGCCACCCAGCTGTGGACCAACACCGGGCCTGGGAGCATCACGGCCGTGACCGAAGCGCTTGAGCGCATGTCGCGCGGCGCGGAGACCCTGGCCGAAACCTATCAGCGTGTCACCGACGCCGCCCGCCAGTACGGAGAGTTCATGGGTGGCATCGATGCCGAGCTGCGCACCACTGGCCTCAACGAATGGCAGCGTGCGGCGCTCAACATCGAAACCCAGTACCGCAACCAGGTGAAGCAGGCCAACGACCTGGCCAAGGCGCTCGGGCTTTCGGGTGCGCGGTCCGAGGATCTGGCGAAGATTGAGCTGCTGCGTGCCAAGAGCATGGCCGATCTTCAAAAACAGATGGAGGCGCAGCGAGACGCCCTGCTGCGTGATTTCAGCCTATCCGACCTGTCGCCGCTGACCGATTCCCAGAAGCTGCAGGAGTCGCTGAGCCAGCTCCGCAAGGCAGTGAGCGAGGGCGACATCAACACGGCCAACAGCATGGCGCAGTCAGCGCTTGGCTTCGGCCGCAACCTGTATGCATCCGGTGCGGATTACAACGCTCTTTATGGCCAGGTCACGGGCCTGTTGAAGTCGATTGCAATGCCAGGCCTCGCCCTTGAGGACGGCACCACGATGGGCGAGCTGGCGCAGATCCTGATGGACCTCCCGCACAGGATCGCCCAGGAGATGTTCGAGCTGGCGGCCGGCTGGCGTCAGGATACGGCGCCGGTCGTGGTGCCGCCCGGACCGCCGATCGCCGCTCCGTTGCCCGCGCCGCCGCCAGTCAGTGGCGGCCCGATCGGGGGCGATGGCGGTGGCGGACTTTACATGCCGGGTGACCCGGACCGTGGCGGTCGCGTCGAGCGGTTGCTTGAGCGCCTGGTCGAGCTGGCCACGGATGAAGCGACCGGCACCATCCGCGAATCGGTCTCCGGCGGCGTGTTCGTGCGATGACCGAGCGCGTGCTCCTGGTCGATATCGGCGCCGGCGAACTGCCGGCGATGACACCCGTGGTGCCGGTCTATGCCAGCTGGCTTCCGGTGGTCGCGCCGCCCGCCGGCCTCGCGCCGCCCACCGGCGTGGTGAGCACGCCGGTCGCCGATGGCGTGCTGCTGCAGTGGACGGGACTTGGCCCCTACGAGCACATCCGCGTCGAGATCGCACCGGCACCTGCAGGGCCGTGGACGCCGCTGGCCGAGGTGCATGAAGGCACCCAGTACCTCGTCACGCTGCCGGCAGGCGCCACCGAGGCGCGCGTGGTGCGCGTCAAGGCCGGCATCGATTCTGCTCCGGTCAACCTAGGCACCGTCACGCCCAACCTGCTGACGGAAGTCACCGCGGACATGCTGGCCGAGGCGGCCGCCGACGCAACCGCCAAGGCGAACGCCGCGAAGGCTGAGGCCACGGCCCGCGCGAACGCGCTGCAGGCGCAGATCAACGACGTGGTCGGCACGGCCGACGACTGGACCAACGCGAACCCGTATCCCGCCGGCGACTCCGTGCGCTACAGCGGCCATCTGTACCGCGCCAAGACCGCGGTGCCCGGCAACACGCCGCCGCCCAACGAGACCTACTGGCAGGACATTGGAAATTACGCCAGCGTCGGCGAGGCAGTTGCTGCGGCTGTCAGCATGGGCGTGCAGAACGCCAGCGACATCGAAACGGAATCCTCGCGCGTGGATGGGATGCTTGCGCGGTTCCCGGTTGGTACGGGCGGTCTGGCATCTGAGGCAATGGTGGCGGATGAGGCAGCGGCGCGGGCGAATGCAGACGGCGCGCTGTCTTCACGCACGAGCTTGATCGAAGCCCGTATGCCTACTGGAACGGGTTCGCTCGCCAGCGAAGCCCGCGTGATTGACGCTGAAAACGCATCCGCTACCCGCGACAGCGCGATCAGCGGTCGAGTGTCCGGGGTGGAAGCACGGATGCCTACGGGCACCGACAAGCTGGCCAACGAAGCCCGCGTGGTCGCTGCGGAAGATGCGTCGGTCGGGCGGGACAATGCACTCGGGTCAAGAGTGACCACTGTGGAAGCCCGGATGCCAGCCGGTTCGGGCGCGCTTGCCACCAGCGCCCAAGTCGTTGACGAAGCCACTGCACGCGCCAACGCGGACGGCGCATTGGGTTCGCGTACCAGCGTGATCGAAGCGCGGATGCCCACTGGCACAGACACGCTTGCGAACGAAGCGCGCGTGGTCGTTGCGGAGAACGCATCGGTTGGGCGCGATAACGCTTTGGGGGTGCGAACCTCTGCCATTGAAGCGACAGTCAACAACCCGGAAACTGGGGTCGAGGCTACGGCGGGAGCCCTTGAGGAAACCAGGGCGCGAGTTGAAAAGCCGAACCCGAACATGCTTCCAAACCCGACGTTTGCATTCGGATTTGAAGGCTGGAACACGTGGAGTTCTAACGGCACGACGGCTCTCATAGGTGGTACCTCACCCAATGACATCTGGGGGCCGCGCGCTGCATTTCCGCCGAACTCCGGCGCCACCATGACTGTCTCCAAAGTGTTAGTGGGCTTGAATCCGGGTAGCACGTACACGATTTCGTTCGAGGGCGAGAATAACTCGAACACCGGGCTAGTCTATGTAAACGGTGTTGCTCAAGATGCGGCTGGCAACACAGCGGGAAACTGGATTGCCCCCGCTGTAATTCCGTCGGGTGAGTTATATAACCAGCGCCGATCAATCACTTTCACACTCCCTGCTGGCGCTGACCGCTTTTACTTCCAACTCCTTGCTGATAACACGAATAACTGGGTTGCTTTTCGCCGCGTGAAGCTCGAGGTGGGAGGCATCGCCACTGTATACAGCGAAGATGGTGCCATTCATTCGCAGGCCGGAAAGTTAACGGCGTTGACAGCCGAGGTTGCAGGCAAGGCGGAAGGTAGTGTGGTCGAGCAAGTGCTGGTAGACATCGAGGCGCTTGAAAAGTCGAATCCGAACCTGATCCCGAATGGCGCTTTCCTTAAAGACACGAACGGTTGGGCGTTGGGACCGGGCGTTGGGCGGGGGTCTGACGACAACGGAACGTACATCGCCGCTGGGCCTGTCAGCGGAACCAGCGTCACTGGAGGCCCTAGCTTTATCGTACCCGCAGCCGAATTGGTCATGACCCTTTCGGCTGAAGTCATTAAGTTCGGGGCCGCAGGTGTGGCATGGATTGACGTTCTCGGGGCGACGGGCGAAGGGGTTGCCCCAAGCTACGATGGCCCGGATGCAGGCATTGTGGCAGGCGACTTCTTCACCCGAAGGATGGTGACTTTCACCAAGCCCGCTGGAATCACCGTCCTTTGGCCGCGCCTAATCATCGCGGATACCGACAACTTGGTCGGCGCGACGAAGTTCAAGCTAGAGGTTGGCAGCCGCTTCACTGGCTTCAACGATGCGGCGACGGTTGCCGCAACCGTGTCACAGACCAGCGCGCTCAATCTCGCAGTTGGCGGTGTCAACGGTGCGGCAGTCAGCAGTACCTCGCTGACCTACCGCACGGGCGTGATGGAGGCCAGCAAGGTCGAGTTCCTGAAGGTCGGCAACAAGGTCACCGGCTACCGGATCGGCAACGATGGGCTGGCGACCAACTTCGAGTTGGTGGCGGATTCGATCGAGTTGATGACCGGCGCAAGCACGGGCGTCACGATCACTCGCAACAAGATGGATCGCGTGTTCGGCAGCGCCGCGTTCTACGAGGGTGACCCTTGGGGGAGCGACAGTCTCGTAATGTGGATCGGCCCGGCCAGCACCGCAAAGTCCGCCGCGACGAAAGCCAACGCGACGATGTGGATGGACAACACCGGCAAGTCGGGCTACGGCGGCAGCGTCATCAAGGCGAGCAACGTCAAGACTGCCAGCGCCACGACGGATAGCGACACGATAACCGCGACCGTCGCCACGTTCACCAAAGACCCGGCATCCACGCAGCGCAAGATCACCGCCGAGTTCAGCTTCAACAGCAATAAGACCGCGAACATCAACGATGGCTTTAGCGAGGTGCGCTATGGCGGATCGTTCGTGGTCGAGGTGTCGATCGATGGCGGCGCATGGACGACGATACAGACCGCTGGCATCAACGGCGTCAACGGGAAGTATGGCGAACCCGGCTTTACGCCCTACGTTTCCTACGCCAACGGCAAGGTGGTGCTGATCCACAACGCCGGTGGCACGACTTTCAGCTACCGCGTTCGGCAGAACAGTGGAATTATGCAAGCCGTTCCCGGCGGCACGACAACCCGCATGATCGCCATCGAGGTGGTCGAGCAATGAAAATGACAGCTGCCATAGCCACCGTGGTCCTGCTTGCGGGGTGCGGCGAACGCATCGACCCGCAGCCCGCCGCCGGTCAGGTCTACCATCTGCCGCCGATTGAGTGGCGCGTGGTTGATCGCGCGGAGCTGGAGCGCGTCTACCGGGACGCGGGCATGCCTTTGAACCAAGGGGATCGGCTTCATGGCTTCGCGGGGCGTCTGCCGGATGGTCGCATGGTGATCTACACCCTTCCGCCCACGCGCGTCGATGACGCCGCCACGCTCACGCTCGGCCACGAGGTGGCGCACGTCGCCCTGGGGAGCTACCACCGATGAAGACCTTTGCGCGCTTCGCAACGGTGCCGATCGGGACGGGCCTGGTCGCCGGCAATGGCGGACTGCTGCTGGCCAGCAACGTAGCCGGGTTGTCCACGCCGCGTACCGCGCGCGGCGATATCGGCCGCAGTAGTGGCGTGGTCGGCTTCGAAGTGGCGCTGTGGGGTGACGCCGCGTTGGTCGCGATGGTAGGGCTGGTGCAGCCTGGCGCATCTCTGGATACCTTCATCGGCGCGGATGCGGCTGGCATCGGCTGGCGACTGGACACCGGGCAGGTATTCGCCGGCGGCGCGGTGGTGGCCAGCGGCCTGCCTGTCATCGGCAAGCAGGAGATCGTCGGTCTGCAGGTGGATTTCACCGCCGGGAAAGTGCGCTTCTACCGCGGTTCGAACATGGTCCACGAGAGGGACCTTCCGGCCGGCGGCGTGACCTGGTATCCGGCCGTCGCGCTGGCGGCCGTCGAGCCCGGCACGCTGGTCGCGGCGATCAGCGCGGGCCAATGGCCAGCAGCAACGCCGGCCGGGACGTGGGCGCCGGCGCCAGCGGCCGCAGCGCCTGTGCGACTGGCTGACATGCACTGGCTGAGCGCACCTGGCGATGTCCTGCCGAACGCGCGTTACGAAGGTCTGATTGCGGATGGTGGGTTCGACACCTTCTCGGCCCTGCACTTCTGGCCCTGGGGTGATGCGCCGATCGCTGTCAGCATGGCCACGCTTCGGGTGATGGACCCGGAGGGTCGAGTCGATGGTCTGCTGACAGGCTCGGCGGATGGGCTCCCAGTCAAGGTCAGCGCCGCGCCGCGGGCAGGTTCGCTCGCGGACGCGCAAGGCGTGGGCCGCTATGTGTTGGCGGGTGCAGAAGTCGAGGACGACATGCGCCGCACGCTGACGCTGGCGGATGCTCACGATGACTTGGGTGAATTGCTCAACCCGGCGGTTTTCCTGCCCAACATTCCGCAGCTCGCCTGGCAGCCACAGCCGCTGGTGATCGGTGCAGTGGCCAACATCCCAGCGTTGCCGGCGAACGGTGACGCCACTGCACTCTTTCTCGCGGATGCGCCGGTGCACGGCATCAGCGTCGTGCGCGACCGCGGGGATGCGATGGAAGCCGGCACATGGGTGCAGTCGGCCGACAAGCACCAGCTGCTGATGGCTTCGCCCAGCATCGGCCCGGTGACCGCCGATGGCAGCAGCCTCGGGCTGACTTCAGGCGAGCCGACGCCGGCCACGCTCCAGCAATTCCTCGGCGAGTGCTTCCGGCGCATTGGCAAGTCGGCGTGGGCCAGCGGGGACGCAGCGGCGATCGACGCGGCCACAGGTTATGCAGGCATCGGCTATTCCAGTCGGGACGCTGTGGACGCCTGGACCGCCGTTACGGCCGCGCTGGCCAGCTACGGGGCCTGGTTGTGGCGTGACGGCGACGGCGTGCTGCGTATTGCGCGCGTGGTGGCGCCGGAGGCAGTGGCCGATGCCGATATCGTCCTTGAGCTTGAGGAAAGCCAGCTGCTGCGAGATGTGGTGCGCGTGAACGATGGCGCGCCCGCCCTTTCACGCCGCATGGGCTATCGGCCCAATGCCTACATCCACGGCCCGGCTGATCTGGTCACCGACCTTGAGGATGTGCCGCCCGCGATGCGAGAGCGGCTGATGTCGCCGCATTGGGGGCAGGTCTACAGCGATCGGGCCATCTCGCCGATCTATCGTCACGCCGACACTGCGCCGGCACGTACATCGCTGTTCTGGCGAGAGCAAGACGCCTATGCGGAGCTCGATCGGGTGCTGGGGATATATGCAGTGGCGCGCGCCAGTTACCGCTGGGAGATCCGCGATCTCAAAATCAACCTCACTCCGGGCGATGCAGTGAGGGCGAAATATTCGCGTTACATGGCGCTGGCCAGCGGCCGAAAGCTGCTGGTTCGTGGTGTTCAACGAAACGAAATCACCGGCGCGACCGTGTTGACCTTGTGGGGATGACGGAATGAAGATCGGATACACGCCGCGAGAGTGGAACACGTCGCCTACCGTGGCTATCGCAGGTGGCGCATGGCTGACAGTCGATGGCGGCGCCGCGTGCGTGGACGGGGAGCCATCGCGCGTCGCACGCTATCAGGCAGCCGGCGTCGCCACCGTGACGCTGACGCTACCGAGCGCGGTGCCGGTCGGCGTGGCGGCTGTGCTGGGACTGAAAGGCGTGGTCCCCGGCGCCGGTGTCACGGTCACCGCTGGAGGCCAGGTTGTCCCAGGCGAGGTGCAGGAATTCGCTGATGGCACGTTGGGCGTGTTCGTTCTGGTGATGGGTGCCGCGGCATCCAACACCGTGCAGTTCGCGCTGCCGGCTGGGACGGTTGACGTGGGCGAGCTGGTGGCGCTGCCGATCACTGACATCGAGCATGAGGCCGACTGGAGCGTGGAGGTAGTAGACCCCTCGGAGATCGGCCGCACTCGCGGTTCGAGTCTCTCCACGCTGCAGCGCGTCCCTTATCGCCGCCTCGATGCGCGATTGGCCGCCGTGGGGAAGGCCGCTGTACGTCATGGCGGCTTGCCGGGAGGTATGGACCTGGAGCGTCTCGCCGCCGTCACGGCAGGTGGCCGGCGCTGCCTGTTCGTGCCTCGCTATCGCACGCCAGCCGGCGGGGTCGACAAAGCAGAGCTGAATGCCTCGGCCATCTACGGCAAGGGGCGTGTCGGTACGGCGCAGCATGTGTCTGGCGATTGGTACCGCAGCAGCTGCTCTATCGAGGAGGTGCCCGCCTACTAAGAACAGGGCGACGGCCAGGCACCGGCAAGTGCCCAGCCGCCGCCATCACCAACGCGTCTTGACCGCGTGATTCTGGCCTTGGCCCTGCTGCTCCCGCGAGAGCAGGGTCAGTCTGGCCAACACCCATCGCACGAGTTGAGACATGCCGAAATTGAATACGTTGTTCCCCTGGCCAGGCGGTAAGACCCGGCTTCTTCCGCACCTGCTGCCCCTGCTCTCTGCCAACCCGCACAGCACTTATGTCGAGGCATTTGCCGGACGTTCTGGCCGTGTCGTCACCCAATGCAGCCCACCCCTATGGCCCACCCGGAACCGCGCGTGGGGCTTGGGCCGGATCTCAGTGACTGCCTCTCCCTTGGTCGTTTCACCGCGCGCGAACTTGGCACTGACCAGCCGGCCCGGGTCTCGGAACTCGTCCGGCAGGCGCTCCTCCACGTATCCAAGGAGGGCGGTCGTGGGGCTTCGGGACCTGGCCCATGACCCCAGGTCGCCGTCGGACAGGATTACGAAGTAGGCGGCGTCGCAGGCAGGCATGGGGCTATCGTAGGCGCCCTCAGAAAGGGTGTCATTTGGCAGGCTGTGAAGGGTGATAGACGGCGCGTTTAAGCCCCTTCAAGCGCATTTATCAAGCCATGTGACGCTATTTAGCAAACCATTCGCCGCTTTACAGAGTGGTTATATGCGTTTCGCTTGTCTGCGGCCTAACGCCTGAGTTAAGCCGACCTGCGTAGCGGAGGCGGCTGCATGGCAAGCTTTTTTTGCCATGCGGTCGCTGTAGCGAAGTAGGTTCGGCTTGAACGAATAGTTAGGCTGCAAGGTAGCTTCCGCAAGCCGAGAGTGCACCCGCCGCGACCAGGAGATGTGGCCGGAGCCGACGACCTGGCTTGAAGATGTGTCTGAAGCATGCGTCGAGTGCTAGCGAGCATGAAGCGGCGGGCCAACGGGCGAGGGACGTTCTGGAGCCTGATGAGTGCTTCACCGTGGCCCGCCACGCCGGAAAGTTCCCGGAGCCCAACCCACCGTGGCACCGAAGGCGAGACACGAAGCGTCGAGTGCAAATGACGCGAAAGACCAGCAGAAAGGCGAGTGGTTATATGCGTTTCGCTTTTCTGCGGCCTAACGCCTGAGTTAAGCCGGCCCGCTGAGCGGGCGCGGCGATGGTTCAATCATAGCGCCAGCGCCGAGACCGCGAAGCGGGCTCGGCTTGAACGAATTGTTAGGGCGCATGCCCATTTGCAGCGCCGTAGTGATCCTGCCAGAAGCGCTCAACCTGATTGATGTTTTGGTCGGGGGCAACGTTGCAAACAAGTGTGAGACGCATGGTTTCCCCCACACGGACCGCCTGAGCCATTCTGCGGTGAATTGCACGGAACTGATCGGGCTTTCCTTTACGGTAGGGACGCCCTTGCAGGATGTTGTTCACGTTCCGTCGGTATTGCGTGCGCGGCCTTTGTGCTCCACCAGATGCCTTTCCCACGTAGCGACAGCACACCGTTCCATCGGATCCGATGATCTCCCAGAGATAGATGAGAGGGCGCGACGGATCGACGTCGCTGGCTCCTTCTTCAAATCGCATCTGGATGTCCGACATGCGCCCTAACGCCTGAATTAAGCCGCGCCGCGAAGCGGCGTCGGCTTGAATGAATTGTTAGCACTCACCTCAGTCAAGCCCAAGCAGATCCCACCTGCTCAAGTACTTGTTCTCCGTGTCGCGGAACTTGCGCATAGGGGTGTCGTTGCGCTTCTGACCATTTTTACCTGGCGAGGCGAGCCACTTTGCATGATTTGTACGAGCGAACTCCGAGACATGGCTGCGTGGAACTATGTAGTACTCAGGTGCGTCGAGGTCATTTAAGCGGACAAAGACAAAGAACAGGTTGGTGGCAAGCTCGGTCTCAATTTTCTGGTTGAGCATCCACTCCTTGCCGCGACTCTGGTTGGTCTTGACCTGAATCCCAACGCTCTTTGTTGCATCTGCGTTTGACGCAAGAATATCTATTCCGCGAGTGTTCTTTAGAGTGAGCGAAGCTATGTAGCCACGACGCGAAAGCTCGGCGCCGACGAAGTACTCGCCAGCTACGCCGGATAAACCTGTTGTCAGACGCGATCGTTGTGCCATGTGGGTGCTAACGCCTGAGTTAAGCCGTGGTGCTGCACGGCCACAATAGGGCAAGAACTTACCCTAAAAGATTGTGGCCGTGAAGCGCCATCGGCTTGAACGAATTGTTAGACCAGATTGGCCTCAAAATTCCTTCAGATAGAATTTACGATACCCCTAATAAGTGCAGATTCATTAAATCTTATTTGAGGGCCATCATCTGTATTTTCGATAATGTACTCATGTCTGCTACTAAGAAGTGGATTTCTGTCATTGTCAATCTGAACGCTACAATGATAGACACCCGACTCTTCATCAGAATCTAGGGTTTCGAAGAGTCCTAATTTGACATTATCTACGAAATCTGCGCCGTCCTGGCCCGGGAAATTAGCCTTGAAGTTAGGATGCATCTCGTCAAAAGTCTGTTCAATAGCATCTTTCAGCAGACTTTTCCCGCTAGAATTGGCGCAAGTCGATGGGCCGCCACAAGCGGTGAGAAAGCAAGTAATAAATCCTGCAGCGATAATGTGACGCATGTTTCCCCCTGTTTCGGTGAAGTTATTTGTGAAGCGCAATCATTGTGTCTGTCTTTTTTGGCTAAAGCAACATCGGAACGTTGTTTTTCTGGTCTAACGCCTGAAATAAGCCGTGCCGCGAAGCGGCATCGGCTTGATTGAATTGTTAGACGGCAAACTCGAGCCAATACTTGTGCAGGCCAACAATATTAGACGAGCACAGCATGGGCATTGCCGCTTTGATCTTCTCCAGTGACCAATTCCACCACTCCATCTCCAGAAGCAATGAAATTTCCTCATCGGTGAAGCGTTTCTTAATCTTCTTAGCGGGATTGCCGCCAACGATAGCGTAAGGCTCCACATCTTTTGTCACCAACGAGCGGCTGCCTATCACCGCACCGTGCCCGATCTTGATTCCGGGCATGACCATTGCCTCAGAGCCGATCCAAACGTCATTGCCAATGACAGTATTACCTGCTTTTTGGAAGGCATCGAGTGCGCTTGAGAATGCAGGTTCTTCCTGCATATAAAAGAACGGGAAAGATGATGCCCAGTCGTACCGATGCCCCTGATTGCCAGCCATGATAAAGGAAGCCCCACTCCCGATAGAGCAGAAACTACCGATGATCAACTTATCAACGTCATCACGGTCCGGAAACAGATACCGTGCGCAGTCATCGAATGAGTGCCCATGATAGTAGCCAGAGTAATAGCTGTACCGCCCAACTTTGATATTGGGGTTCTTCACTTGCTCAGAAAGCAGCTTGCCTTTGAAGGGGCTATCAAAGTAGTTGGTCATAAGAGATCCCGCGGTCTGTGACTTTGCCGTCTAACACCTGAGTTAAGCCGACCTGCGTAGCGTAGGCGGCTGCATGGCAAGCTTTTTCTGCCATGCGGTCGCTGTAGCGAAGTAGGTTCGGCTTGAACGAATAGTTAGGCTGCAAGATAGGTTCCGCAAGCCGAGAGTGCAACCGCCGCGACCAGGAGGTGTAGCCGGAGCCGACGGCCTGGCTTGAAGATGTGTCCGAAGCATGCGTCGAGTGCGAGCGAGCATGAAGCGGCGGGCCAACGGGCGAGGGACGTTCTGGAGCCTGATGAGTGCTTCACCGTGGCCCGCCACGCCGGAAAGTTCCCGGAGCCCAACCCACCGTGGCACCGAAGGCGATACAGGGAGCGTCGAGTGCAAACGACGCGAAAGACCAGCGGAAAGGCGAGCGGTTATATGCGTTTCGCTTTTCTGCGGCCTAACGCCTGAGTTAAGCCGCGCCGCGAAGCGGCGTCGGCTTGAACGAATTGTTAGGCCTCTCATGCGTCATCGCAGCGAGGATCCCACCGTGGTTCACGGAAAACCTCGTGCAGAGGCAGTAATTCTCCAGTTTCCGCGAACCGATATGGCCCATAACCTGCTTGGAACCAACGCTTAAGAGAGACTGCGTGCAAGCTTGCTAGTTGCTCTTTTGTATGATGCCAGTGCGGCGGCAAGATTGCGAAAAACAAGTCATTGACCACCAGCTTGCTCCGCAATTTTAGCGAAAGAAGCATGTGTCGTACGGTGCCTCGCTTAGCGATGCGATCCGCTTTTGGGTGTGTCAACAAGTAGCGCAGCCCTTGTGATGCTTGACCAAAATTAAGAGCAGCGTGTTTGGCGTATTCCTCGATCCATTTGGACATTTTTCACCTCGAAATCAAAATTGAAAAATTGTTCTTTGGTGATCGCGAGCTGAGACATGGCGTTTCTCCTGAATATTTGTGTGGCTGTTTATCTTACTGAAAGACAAGTTGGAAGAAAGCTGAGGTGCGGCCAAGGCCTAACGCCTGAGTTAAGCCGTGGTGCTGCACGGCCACAATAAGGTAAGAACTTATCCTAAAAAATTGTGGCCGTGAAGCGCCATCGGCTTGAACGAATTGTTAGGCCACTTGCGACGGGAGTGCGAACCATATATCTCCAACGCTAGGCTCGCGGCCCAAGCTATACCAATACTCTATGACACGATCCACTCCGGTCTCTCCGGGAGCGATAAGGTCCGTGCGAAAGTTCCAGCGGTCTGGGTCTCTGGAACCTTGTACTGGAAGTGCTCCAGCAGTGAGTAAACCACGAACTGCAGCTCGTACTGCGTCTTCAAGTCCAGAGCCGGACAAACCGAATTCATGAGTGAGTGTTGGCATGACTTGCCAGAGCCCGACTGCATCTACGTGAAGTTCGTTCGGTATGCGGAGAAGCCACTCCGATAGTCGCGTTCCGAAAAAACTGTGAGTCGGTTCACCTGCAATTTGCATGAGTGGCCTAACGCCTGAATTAAGCCGCGCCGCGAAGCGGCGTCGGCTTGAATGAATTGTTAGGTGCCATAGACGGCGGACACCCGGTTGGCAAGCTTGAAATGCTCGAACTCATACAAGTGTGCCAGACGGTCTGAGCGGCGAGGCCGAGCAGATGTGTCCGTGTACATGTAAATGTGAAGCCGGCCAGCGGGCTGCTGCTGTGCGTGAATACGCAGCTCGGCAGGCGACATGAACCAGATGCTCTCACTGGAAAGGTCAACGAGCGCCACGTAATGAGCGGGTGTGTCATTTGGAACCCACCAGTCAAGCGCGAGCTTGCCCTTGCCGCCACCGGGTTTTGATTGAAGGTTGGTCTTGACTTGAACTGTGATGGGGTGAGGTAGCTTGGGAGAGTAAGTGACAAGGTCAATGCCTGTGTCGGTGCTCATTGGAGCTGACTCAATGCCACGCAGTAGTAGCTGGTACTGCACCAGAAGCTCGCCGCACTTGCCGATTTGTGCTTTGGCTAACGACATACTTTCCAATGGCACCTAACGCTGGAGCTAAGCGGCCACATCAATCGCGTAGCGATTGATTGGTCCGCTTGAGCGAAATGTTAGGCGGCGCTCCGACCAAGCCTTGCCTAATGAAGTCCAAGCAACGCCAGAACTTGGCTCGCAAGCTCGCCTGGCGAACTCGATGCATCTAGTGGAACGCCAAGTTCGTGTCCGTAACATCCAGAGAAAACTGTGTGCTCCTCGGCAAACACCTCCAACTCGTACGATCGGTCAAGTCCGGTTGCACTTGCTCTACGCTCAATACGTCGGAGGTTCTCCTCAACCGGCAATGTCAAACGGAAGCAATGAACGTCTGAGTCAAGCTCCGAAAGCTTGGCGCGAAACTGACTGAGGTCGGCGGGAACGGTCCACAGGTGATTGAGAACGAAGTTGCGGTAGCCGACGCTCTGATAGTGAGCAATGAGCAGTGTGCTCACAGAAAGAAGCGTTTCCTGCTCATTGGCAGGAGGTGGATTGAGTTCGATGAGGTGGTCGCCGTCAAGCATGGCGCACCAATCAACCCGTTCCGTCAATGCCTCAGATAGCGTGGATTTACCGATTCCGAGCGGTCCATTAAGCAGAATAATCATGCAAAAACTCGGTTATGTACTCACTACAATCTTGCCACGCCATCCGCACGCCGCCTAACACTTGAATTAAGCCGACGGGCGAAGCCCGTTCGGCTTGAATGAATGGTTAGGCCGCGCCGGTGGTCACCACCCAAGCGATCCACACGACGACGGTGCCAAATACCGTTAACGGCCCTAGTAATACCACAAGCCAGAATGGCATGCGCCTGAGCGCTGCCGCCAGATATGCGGCCAGAGAACCACCTAGCAAAACTGCTACCGAGAAACCAGTATTGCCGTATCCGCGCGCCTCCACTGGGAAAAGCAGCCGAAAGAACAAAAACAAGAGTAGAGGAATCAGCACAACCCCAGAACCAAATGCAACCAGAGAGCGTGGGAACCATCGGCGCTGTGCGGTGGCGCTTGCCAACTCGGATGCGGGTGGTTGATACGGATTGGTCATTTGCTGTGCGGCCTAACACCTGAGTTAAGCCGCGCTGCGTAGTGGCACGGCGTTGTGCTTGAAGTTAGCACAAAAGGCCGGGCCACGAAGCGGCGTCGGCTTGAACGAATTGTTAGATGCGCAGCCGCTACTTTTTAATCTGGGCAAACTTCCAGGACAGCTTTCCGCCGCTTTCGTTCGCCGCCTTAGTCAGAGTAGAGCTCAAAGCATTGAACGTATCGGCGTTGAACATCATGGTTTTCTGAGCCATGAGAATGTACTGAATGTGACCAGTGTCAGATTGAATGACATCTAGGCTTGGGTCGAAACCATTTTCCAACAGTCGCCTTGCTAGCGCCTCAAATTGTTTGGGTTCGCTATCGAATACGATGATGACGCCAAGCTCGAAAGGCTGTGACCTGTCTATTTCCAGTGTTACGGTCTGATCGGTGTGATGGTCGCTCGTCCGTGGTGATGCTGAGCCGCATACCGGGAGCAAGAGGACTATTGCCGTGAGTAAGAACTTAATGAGCTTCATGGATGGCTCCTGCGCATCTAACACCTGAGTTAAGCCGCGCTGCGTAGTGGCACGGCGTTGTGCTACACGCTAGCACAAAAGGCCGGGCCACGAAGCGGCGTCGGCTTGAACGAATTGTTAGGCGCGTGGTTAACGGAAGACGCGTTTTATGACCTGATCAGGAGGGGTCAGCGGACAATTCTCAACGCCTTGGGCTCCGCCCCATGCAGTAAACGAACGGTTCTTTGGCTCATGCATGGCGCCCCGCAGCAACTGGTAGCTCAGTTGAGTCGCAAGTACTCTGGAGTTTTTCCTGTCTCTAACACGAAATATGAAAGGCCGAATGTCATATCTGTCCGGCGCGCCATATGCATAGTCAACCACGTACCTCGCTTGTACTTGCATCTCTTCGAAGTTTAGTACCTGCTCTGCATTGCAAACACCGCGAAAAGCTTTCGTGGCTTCATCAAGTGAGCGAACAAGTATGTACTTATTTTCAGGGCAGGCTCCGAACTTAGGACCTTTCTTATTCGATGGCCAAACAGCAGCATCCAAGTGATCATTGCCTGTGAAAAGGGCCTCCAGCAGATAGCCAGGTGCGTACTCCAAATCCAGCGTCGAAATTTTTGCCTTGCCGACTGGTTCGCCGCGCCCGCCCTCACTATCAAATGCGGTATATGTGAAGGGCTCAATCTGTGACGGATCTGGCTTTGTGCCTCGAATGGATCCATAGCTCCTCATCAGAAGAACTGCGGCGTCCGCTGAATTGTCCAAAATTCTTTCTGAGGCGGAACTGCAGCGCTTAGAGAGCTCGGCGAACTTTTGCTCATCGGATGGTGCCCAGGTGCAAGCAGAGAGCGTCAGTGTTGCGAAAAGTGCAGCGATGAACTTGACCATGCTGTGAGCGCCTAACGCCTGAGTTAAGCCGGAGCGCTTTGCGGCCGCGGCGTTGTGACAATTTACAGAACAACTCCGCGGCCGCGAAGCGATCTCGGCTTGAACGAATTGTTAGACCGCGCTTAGAAGAACTCATCCAAGATCCGGTAGTACTCAATCTTAGCTATGTTCGGATTTGGCTCTCCATACTCGATGAAGAACTGGTTAGTGAGTTCTGGTCCAAATACCGCGTCAATGTTTCTCGATGCAAGCGCCAGGTCTTGATACTTATCGGCAAGCCCGACCCGACCGCAGTCTATGAAGCCGACGAAGGCATTACCTTGGAAGATGAAGTTCTCGGGACAGGCGTCGCCATGTGTGACTACCAGCTGCTCCGCTCCAGGCATTTGTATAAAAAGTTGCTCGTAAACATCCCGCGCCAGCATGCCTTGCCTTGCGTGATCAAAGTCCTCCTCATCAACTAACCCGGCTTCCAAACGGCCCGAAGCCAGCTTCAGTCGCAGGTGGAGCCTTTCGTCGAATGGGCAATCGTCAGGCGAGATCGAATGGAGGTCGCGTAACGCTCGTGCCATCTCTGCAACAACAATAACTGGATCTGCATCTGCGGCGTCAGCGGCATTGTGGCCAATCAATGCTTTTGTCAACAGGATGGTGACAGTTGAAGTCGAGACATATGAGATCACTTCCGGTACGAGAGCTCGTGTTCTGAGCCATCTAGTGCGCTGATGCTCTTGATGAATTTCTTGAGCAGAAGATCCGGAGGCGTACTTTAGATACGCGGTATTGCGATCAGGAAATAGAACTCGAATCACTCGAGCATCTGACTGACCATACTCAACTTCTTCAAAAGTGCATTCATCCAACAAGGGTGAAAGCAAATTCTTTAGTTCAGATACTTCGTCGAGGGCGACTGTCATAGCGGTCTAACGCCTGGAGTTAAGCCGCGGTGCGTAGTGGCAAGCGGCGGGTTAGGCTGCAAGCCTACCCGCAAGCGCGGCCACGAAGCAACGTCGGCTTGAACGACCTGTTAGGCGCTGATGACGCTGTTCCCCGTTCACCGCGCGATGCTGGCCGCGCTTGCTGCCGACGCAGAGTCTGAAGGAACGCGCGACTACAAAAGCGCTGCAAGCTCGCGTCCAAGCGCGCTTGACCGCAGCGCAGCAACGCTTTTGTAGCAGGTCGCGCTCAATTCAGTCGATTGCTCTTGATCCGGAATTGCCGTGGGCAAACCCTCACGGCTTTCGCTGTGGCTGTTTAATGAGAGGCCGAGATAATCGGCACTGCAGCCTAACGCCTGAGTTAAGCCGCGCTGCGTAGTGGCACGGCGTTGTGCTAGAAGCTAGCACAAAAAGGCCTTGCCACGAAGCAGCGTCGGCTTGAACGAATTGTTAGGGCGCAAGACGTTTAGACCCGCACGCCCACATGACAAGAATACCCGCGACCGCTAACGCCGCCGCTGGTAAGCGCCACAATGATATGTGTGGCAAAGACGGGATTCCGGTCACAAAGAGACCAACTCCCGCACCTGCCAAAGTAACAGCGCCGACGAGCCGTATCGTGTTAGGCGAGCGAACCGTTGATGGAGCAGTCAGAAAAAGCATGCCAAGAATTGCACGTGCTACTACGCTCATTGGCCAAGCAGGAGGGCTTTGTAGCCAGCCAACCAGGGAACGAAATTGCTCAGGAGCCGCAATTCCAACTACGCCTTCAACCGCGAGTAGCGCCCCGGCAGTAAGAACTATGGATCGCGGCATCCTCACTTCTGCGCCCTAACGCCTGAGTTAAGCCGCGCTGCGTAGTGGCACGGCGTTGTGCTAGAAGCTAGCACAAAAGGCCGGGCCACGAAGCGGCGTCGGCTTGAACGAATTGTTAGACCGGCGAGCGTGTGCATTGCAGTCTTGAATTCTCGTGCTTTTCCGCATCGCGGCGGCCTTTGCCGTTGTGCAGCTAAAGATCGCATTGACCCGGTCTAGCGTCCGGAACCGCGAGCGAAGAGGCGGGCGCGAACATTGTCGAGTGCGATGATCTGTGGTTTGGGCTTTTGGCTCTGCACGTGCGAAGCAGGTGCGCATTAGAGCGGTGCGATTTATCGCTCTGCGGCATTAAACCGTTGACCTATCAACGCCGGTCTAACGCCTAATATATTTTAAATGGACGGGATAGCGCAGCAGCGACGATCCACCTATCGCACTGAATCCTATCCGACGCCGGGAGTTTTCCCTAAATTTCGTTCCATCTCAAGATGTGATGCTCCGCGTTATGCGTCATGGAGCGGATGTAATGGAATTGGGACCCAAAAGCAGGGCTGTAACCATCAGGTATCCGTCTCGTAGTGCTACGGGTGCCGGCGTTTTGAAGGAAGACGAAGAGGATTACGGCGCCGCTCCTCCCGGATCTTTGAGCAAGACAGGCCGTTCGCCTGTGAGGGCCCCGGAGGCTGCAGGGTCACCTCCAGGCCGGAAGGCCACGATGAACGCACAAAGTGGAGCCGACTTCCTCCCCGCCCGCAACGCAGATCACGGCCGGTTGATGCGCGAAGCCGAGGAATTCCAAACCGGTCTCCTCGATCAGGTACGTGCCCGCCTGCACGCGCTGCACTACAGCAAGCGCACCGAGCAGGCCTATGTCGGGTGGATACGCCGGTTCGTCATCGCCAATGGGCGTCGGCATCCGCGGCATCTGGGGGGTGACGAGGTCGAGGCCTATCTCACGCGGCTGGCGTCGAAGGCCCAGGTTTCCGCATCGACCCAGAACCAGGCGTTGGCGGCGCTGCTGTTCCTCTATCGCGACATCCTCAAGCAGGACCTGCCGTGGATGGACAAGATCGTGCGGGCCAAGCGTTCGCGGCGCATCCCGGTGGTGCTGTCGATGGACGAGCTGCAGCGCCTGTTGATGATGATGGATGGCCAGCCGTGGTTGATGGCGGCGCTGATGTACGGCACCGGTATGCGCTTGATGGAGTGCGTGCGCCTGCGCATCAAGGATGTGGATTTCGATCGCAAGGAAATCCTGGTGCGCGATGGCAAGGGTGCGAAGGATCGTCGCGTGCCCTTGCCGCAGAAGCTGCGTGAGCCGCTGGAGCACGCCATCGAGCGCGCGCGCTTGCTGCATGCGCATGATCTGGCGCGCGGACTGGGCCGGGTGTGGTTGCCGATGGCGTTGGCGCGGAAGTATCTCAACGCCGATCGCGAGCTCGGTTGGCAGTACGTGTTTCCGGCGGCCAAGCCGTCGCGCGATCCGGCTTCGGGGATGGTGCGGCGTCATCACGTGGACGAGGGGATCTTGCAACGCGCGGTGAAGAATGCGCGCACCAGGGCCGGGATCCTCAAGCCCGCGACCTGCCACACCTTGCGCCATTCCTTCGCGACGCATCTGCTCGAAGCCGGGCACGACATCCGTACTGTGCAGGAACTGCTCGGCCACAAGGACCTGTCGACCACGCAGATCTACACGCACGTCCTTGGGCGTGGGGCGGGTGGCATCCTCAGTCCCTTCGACCGGCTCTGA